GGGTACAACCCCCCCCCCTCAGAGTCGTTTTAATCTCTGATAAAAACGACATAACAGGCAGTACTTGATACTGCCTGTCGTGCACGTACTCATCTTAGATGAGTACGGCATAAGCAGGAGAGTACTATTATAGTACTCTCCTGGGCATATGCTGTGTTTATTCTGGTTTAGTGTAAGCATTCATGATAGTATCAATATTGAACTCTACAGCCTCGATGGCTAAATTCTGATATTGAAAAATATCAACATAAACAAACTTAGCCATTTTACTAAACACGGTTACTTGTTTCTGTAACAATCTTACCATGGCTTTATAGATGCTACTGTCGGAAGTATCTGCTTTACTAGCCAGTTTAGTCATTGTATCGTTAAGATTCTTGGCATCTTTGACAAAGTTGGCTTTAGCTGCATTCGAGTATACATGTTTTAATGTATTCAAAAAATCTTCAGTATTGTCTAAATTAGCCTCAATGTTAGAAAGAGGTTCTATTTCAACATAAGCCTCTTTTACAAGCTTATCTTGATTTCTAATACTGAGACTAATAGTAGAGTAGAAGTTCAGCAACTTAATTGCTTCACCTTTTAATTGTGGTATCTCTTTACCAGCAGCAACAGACAGTCCGGCTGCTACAGCGGCTGCTTCTGGATCTTTATTGCCTTGTTTGCGCAATTCATCAGCAGTTTCTTTGATTACTTCTAACAGCGCTTCTAAATCACCAGACTTATCTTCTTCCACAGTTTCTACATTTGATACATCATCATTTTCAAATGCTTGGCTCTTGATACCTTTTGTAGTATATACCAACTTTTTGTTAAAAGGTAAGTCTAAGGTAATAGTAGAACTGTCATCTGTGGTTTTGGTAATACCTTTTTGCTTGGCCAGCTCTGCTAAAGCTTCATTGATAACTACACGCATTAAAGCCATTAGTGTCAAAGATTCAGCTACCCCTTCGTAATTGTTTTCATCGTTTACTGAGAATTCTTGGTCAAAGAAAGAATCAATAGCTTTAACCATTGCTGAGTCTGGTCGTACAAACAAAACGTCCAACACTTCAATCGTATCAAACAATTCTTTGTCTTTCTTATCAATGACCATGTAGGCTTTATCGTCTTCAACTTTTACCTTCTTATCTTTGGCTACCCAACCTTCAGAAATCATCTTATCAAGCTTAGCTCGACGCTCGCTTACCTTTTTAAGATGCTTCTCAATTCTAGCTACGCTTACGCCACCTCCACTATTACCTCCACCAAACAAACTAAAGATAGCGTTAAAGAGTTTGCTAATCATACTCCAGATAGCCTTCCAGACATTAGCAATAGCTTCACCAATACCTTCTAGAGCAGTATGTCGGCGATAGTAGCTCTCTTCAGCTGGTACTAGTTCTACTTTCTCTTCATCACCAGCCATAGCCATCTGATTAGCTACATTAATCAAAGCAAGCTCACGAGCAGTAGGTTCTTCACCGTCACTCATGATTACTTGCATGTTCTCTAGAGCTTCAGCAATATCAGAAGCTCTATCAATTTCGTGAGACAATTCTTCTACTTCATTGAAGATGATACTAGTCTTAGCTTCATTAGCAGCTAATTCAGCTTCAGAGAGTACTACAGTCTCATGTTCTTTAGCTAGAAATCTACGCATGTCAATAATCCTTTATAAACACTGGATTCTAAAAGTCCAGCATAAATAGGAGGAGAGGTATATACCTCTCCTCCCGATGGTTTAAACTAATTAGTCTTTAGTGTAAGTAGACAAAGACTTAGCACACAACATCAACAACGTACGTACATTAGCCAAGCTGTGAGCATACAACTGAGTAGTCACAGTAGAACATACTTGTGCGTAAGTAGTAGACAAGCGATACACAGCTTTAGCATCAGTTACCAAAGTAGCTTTAGTTGCAGCATCATCATTGCTGATAGAGTCGGCAGCTTTAGACACTTTAGTACACGCTTTCTCAATTTCAGAAGCATATTTGCTCATATCTTTCTTAGCTTTACCGCGATGGAATTCTTCCAACAAATCCAACATCTCGTCAGCTTTATCACAAGCAGCCAATACTTCGGTAGTAGTCAGAGCTGTGTAGTTTACAGAATCTTTCTTAACGCCTTTATCACCGTCAGTTTCGAAACGTACTTTGAAACCACGGAAAGCAGCCAATTTCTCAGCGTTTGAAGGAGTAGAGGCAGTCAAAGTAAATTTCTCTACCAATTTACGACCACCCAGCAAGCCATCAATATCTTTGCCGTCGTTACCTAATACATGTACCTTCAGCTCTTTGGAGTTTTGTTTATAGATAGCATCTACCACGCCTTCGATAGGAGCATCTTTACCGTCAGTACCGGCTCCTTTGTCGGCTTCAAATTTATCAATGGCTTCAGCCAAAGTTTTACCAAAGCCAGCCAATTCGTTGGCTTTAGCAAAGGTTTTAGCAGCAGTCAGAGATTTTTCAAAACCAGCCAAAGTTTCTGACCATTTAGTAGTTACAGCTTGTCCTACTTTCAATGAATCCAGACCATTGGTCAGTTCCATCTTAGCATTTTCAGACTTCTGAATTTTACCATCTTCATCTACTTGGTCAGCACGTTTACGCATAGCTTCAACTTCTTTACGCAAGCGAGGGATATTACCGAAGATTTTGTAGAAGAACTGTTCTACTTTCTTCCACACTTCTTTCAGCCATTTCTTGATTTGTTCCCAAACTTGGCTAGCTTTCTCACGCAAAGACTCAGCAGCGATGCGACGTACACCACCAGACTCAGCAGCTACTTCTACTACATCATCACCAGTAAGCTCATCATCACCAGCAGTAGCCATATCGCCAGCGATTTGTGCCATAGCTACTTCACCTTCAGTAGGTTCTACGATTTGGTCGGCTACTACAGCCATATCTTCCAGAGAGTCTGATACGTCTACCATGCGGTCTACTTCAGCATTCTCTGCTTGGATTTCATCGGCTAATTCAATTGCCTCTTGGTTCATTACGTCTGCTTCTTCAGCAGAGATTTGATTTGGGTACTCTTCTTCGTTCCAGTTTTCAGAAGCTAGAGCACGACCTAAAGAAAAACGACGTGACATAATTGTTTTGTCCTTTAAAAAGAATTATTGAAAAATGAATGTAGAGAAAATAGAGAGTAGTTTTGTTTACTCTCTATTCTCTAGTTAAACTAAGGAATTAGTCTTTTTTGTAATTACGCAAAGACAATTCGCAGTAGTCCAAAGCTGATTTAGCTGTAGTTACAAAGTAAGCTGCATATTGTGCTGGGAAGTCGCCAAGCAAGCGGTTGATGGACATGATAGTCTTTTGTACTTCTTTGCCTGAAGCTTTAGCGGCAGTAGCGTTTTCGTCTTCAGAAGTGTATTCAAGTTTAGACACACGCTCAGCTTGTTTAACCAATTTAGCTTTAGCATCAGCGATTTGGTCAAATTTCTTACGTGATTGTACAAATTCACCAGCCAAGTTTTCAATCATCTCGGCAACACTAGCGATTTGGTCTACCGTCAGAGTAGTCAGTTTCTTACCTGATACGTCAGCGTTTTTAGTCAACTGAGCTTCCAGTTTCACTTTGAACAAAGCAGGACGGGCGGCTGCATCATTAGCAGCACCGGCTACTACTACCACATGTTTGTTACCTGGCAAGTTAGAAACTGCTTGTACGGTGTAGTGTGCTTTCTCAGCATCTGGTACGTATTTTTTCTTCTCGTCGTCAGATACGTCTTTAGCTGAAGAACCCAACAAGCTCAAAGAATCATTCAACAGAGTAGTCACGTCAGCTGGTACTGCCATGGTTTCTTTGTCCAGAGCAGATACTTTCTCTACAGCAGATTCAGCTTTAGTTACAAAGTCGTCCATTTTACCCAATACTGTTTCAGTAACAGTTTTGAAGGTACCAGTCAAGTCAGTAACAGCTACAGTTTTAGCACCAGTCATCAAACGAGCGTACAGGCCATCATTTTCAAAAGCTCGTTCTTCAATAGAACCGGTAGTGTTCTCAGCACGCTGAGCTACAGCTTTAGCACGTTTTACCAAAGCTTCGTAAGAACCAAATACTTTGTTAAAGTGGTCTTTCACCCATTGGATGGATTTCTTGATAGCTGCAATAATAGCTTCCCAAGCACGACGGATACCGTCTTTGATACCTTCCATTGCCAAGCGAGTAGAACTGGCACGGCTAGAAGCAGAACCAAAAGATTCTACAGCTACAGCGTGAGGAGCTGCCAAGCCAATACGGTTGAGTTTGTTAGCTACGTTGCGTTGCAAGATAGCAGCTGCGTCTTTAGACAAACCACCGCTCTCTTGAGCTACTTCAGCATCAGCCAAATCTGCCTCCAACTCTTCTACAGTGTCTTCAGCCTCATCAATTGCTTGTTCACGAGCTTCACCTTCAGCGGTAGAGTCAGCTACTTCCAAGAGATGAGTCTCCAGGTTGTCAACACCTTCAGCGTCAGCTGGTGTAGCTTCTACATCAGTTGATGTTACTTCTTCATTTTCCAAGCCTACAGTTAATTTACCTGCGTAAAAACGTCGAGCCATTTTTTAATACCTCTTAATCATGATTAAATAAAAAAGAAAAGTACAGTCGCTACAGAGGAAAGTGTAGCAGTCGTACTACTAGATAGTGTCCGCGCGACACATTGAAATGACGTCAGTGTACAGTAAGATCAAAAGCTATACACTGTAAACGCCATAAGCCGACTAGAGGCTAGACAGTCAGTCTAGCCTCTGAGTCAGCACTATAAGAAATACTCAGTTATACAGTACTAGTCACTTACTACTATTACTGCAGTCTCTACTGGTTCTTTGTTAGGTCTACCAAAGAGAATGTGTGCAGTATAGAGTAGGTCTATTACACCATTGTCCTTTTTACACCATTGATAAATGATGTAAGGCAGTTCAATGCTGTCTTTATTAGTATCACGTATACCAGAGCTAGTAGAGATACCAAAGAAGGTAGCTTCAGCTTCATTGAGTTCATGTCTATCAATTGGTGTAGGTACTTGCTCTTTACTCAAGAGACTATCCCAAGTAGCTAATTCAAACTCACGCTCGCCTGTAGCAATGTAGTTTAAAGTATCTACTAGAAAGCGTTTATGCATGTCATTTACAAAGACGCTAGTATTCTGATTGAAATACCAGTCTCTGAAATTGAGTGTACCAAATGCTTTCATGACTTCACGTAATACTGAATCGCGAAACTCAAAAGAGTCAATGACTAGACGACGTGCTAGGTATTGCTCCCAGAGCTTAGTGACCACTAGATTAGCTTCAGTTGGTTCATCAGCTCTCTTAGTCCCTACTACGAAACCACGAGGTGTAATATTATCTGCCATATTCATCCTCCAGTTCAGCATTCTTACGCATGAGACCTTGGATACGAGTCTCAATGTAACTAATCTCTTGCTGTAGCTTAGGATTAGGTTTACCAGCAGCTAGAGCTTCTAAGTTAGCTTTACGTACTTTCAAACATTGAATCTCGTTACGTGCAATGTGATAACGATTAGTCTGCCATTGAGCAATCTTCATGCGGATATGGTAGATTGGATTCAAGAAAATAGGAATGAAGCCCATGGCTAATGGGTCTAATTTCTTTTCACCTACAGTAGCAGAGAGTGTACGAGCATTATCATCCAGGATAGCAATATCTGGAATATTATCTAATGCAGTAGTGACTTCTTTTACAGGAATACCTACTACATTGAGTACATTACAGAAGTTAAGAAAGTTACCTTCAATCCATTGGATATCGGCTGGTGCTAGAATATCTTCTACTGGGTCTTGCCCGTCAAATACAGCAGTCTCAGCTGCGTATACGTAGTTTACATAACGACGTGCATAACGGCTAGCAAAACTTACGTATTCAGCAAACTGTAAGAGATTAGCTTTAAAGAAAGTCAAACCTTGTCCTACAATGTCATCTGAATAACTACGGTCAATCATGCGCGCTACTTCTTCTAAATTGACAGCAGCATTTTTCATGGCTTCATTAATAGTAGCGATAATATTAGCTTTACGCTGTTTAACAGCTGCTGTATAAATAGGTAGCTGAGCTTGAATCTGTGCTGATTCAAACTTCCATTTACCCATGAACTGCTCTGCTTGTTTTAATGCAGGTAGAGTGTAATTTCTCAACTCATCTGCAGTAATGCGGATATCTTCAGTAATACGCTGTTTGTCAAAATCAGGAATCAATGATTTGATAAAGTCTTGGGGTTTCATCTTTTAAATATTCCTTTTATTAAAGAGAATGTGTGTATTTACAACACAGGAGTGTTACCTAAGCGGTAGGCATTAAGAATCTCTGCTACATCAGGACCTGTACCTTTATTAGAGGTTTTCAGGTCTTTAAAACCGCACTCAATAGGACGCGTGATACCTTGATGATAGAAGGTAACACGTTTCCATTGTCTATCAATAATAGCTAGAATCATGAGTGCTGATTCATCAAAGAGCGCTTCACGAGCACGGTAGTCTTTGAGTGATTTACCAGCCATGGCTAATTCTAGTTCTTTAGCGGTAGTCTCAGTAAGTACAGCCATGTTAGAATAAGTACCTACGCTAGGAGAACCTGACAGAATAGCAGACCAGCTATTACCTTTCTTGCGGTCTTGAATAGCTTTACGGATACCGTCTTTATCAGCAATACCAGCTTTCATCTCAGCTTTTACTAGGTCAGAACAGAACAACATATCAGCTAAAGAGAGGCGCCCTGATTTGAAACCGTGCCAACGTTCTAGCCAAGTTTTATCAGCTTGACCGCCTGATAGGATATGAACTAGCGAATCTGCTGGTAAGCTATTCGCAATCAAGCGAATAGAAACAGGGATAGATACAGTGTTATTACCATCTGATACTTCACAGCTGATAATCTTACCTACAGATAGGTTAGAGAGCTCATGGATGTGTTTAATAGAGTCTTTACCTACACCAGTAGTAAGGTTGTCTACTTTAGTACCATCTTCATCATCACGTGGCGCACCACCTAAGTTACGCATGCGAGTGAGCATGTCATTCTCAGCAGCAAATGCAATACCACCTAACATGCTAGCACTAGTAGCAGCTGCGTCTAATGAGCTACGTGAAGGATTAAGTTTGTTCATGTGTTGTGCTACTTGGATATTACCAATAGTAGTCATGGTGGACATGGCTAACATGTAATAGCCTGCGTACTGTGATTGCAATGACTGCATGACATCGTACATGACATCTTCGAATACACATTCGCTGTCTATCATGACAAATGGTTCAGCACGGAAGTTGCGTGTATACTCAGTCAGTGATTTCACTTTACCTGAGCGCAACACATCAATGAATTTTTGAAAGGCTGCTAAGCCTATATCGTTAGAATTGAGTGCCATAATGGAGTTTCCTAAATTTAGAGAAGAAAGGGAGTTAAAACAAAATGACTGATAAGAAAGTAGTCAGCTTAGAAGATGTGATTAATGCCATCAAACAAGCTAATCCTAGCAACCCTGCTGTTACCATTGAGAATATCATTGGTAGTGGGCAGAGTGCCAATATGGCAAAGCTAATAGACCAGCTCTTTATTGAGAATGGTTTTGGTAGTGTGAAGTCAGGTGTAAGTCGTAGCTTATACGGAGTAAACTTTGCAGGTACTCCTAATTCTCTACCTATTAATAGAGACCATACCGGCTTTACCTTTTTCACTAAACCATTGATGAACATGACCACAGACAATTTACGTCAGAGTCGTACGCTGAGCGGACTGCTCAATACTGACGAAACTAGTGTTCATAGGTTGATTCGGGCTAGCTTAGACGCTCAGGTGTTTAATGAGAATAACAGAGCAGCTAATAGTAGCTACAAGTCACCTTTTATTAATCCTAATAGTCCTTTTATACCTATTCTGAGTAATAACTTGTTAAGCATGAGTGGTTGGAGTGATTACGATGTACAGACTTATACTAGTGCTAGTGGTAACATGCGTGAAGAGTTTAGTTTTGCGGATGGTGTAGTGCGTGATTATCGTACTTGGGACATGAGTTGTAGTTTTCGTAATTTGGACGGTAATCTAATTACGATGCTGTTCTTCTACTGGGTGCTGTATATTGAAGCTGTAGCTATTACTGGTGAGTGCTTACCTTATCCAGTCATGAATCTACAACATGAGATAGACTACATGACTGGTATTTATCGGTTTACGTTAGACCCTAGTTTGACGTATATAACAGGTTTTGCTAAAACTATTGGTTTTCCTGTTACTTGTCCTATTGGTAACATGTTTAATTTTGACTACGATAAGACGTATAATGATGATTCACATCAGGTGAGTATACAGTTTAGATGCCATGGTGCTGAGTATAATGACCCGATTATCGTTCGTGAGTTTAATCGTGCCGTGGAATTGATGGATCCTAACTTTAGAGCACAATCTAGAAATAGTTATTATCTACAGATACCTAAGAGTCTGTATCGTACCTTTAATGGATTATGCCAACCACTGATAGATGAAGATAGTTTTGAATTTCAGTGGTGGGTGCCTATTAGTATTTGGGAAGAGCATGTACCTATTCTTAGACAGCGTTATAGTGAGATTAATAAGCTCAATCGTAAAGCTGCGAATATTAAAGACGTAGGTGGTAATCCACAGTCTTTGATTACTACTCTACCACAGAACGTAGATATATTCATGCAGGTACAAGAGTTAGCTAGAAAAAATGCTAGTAAGAAGAAAAGTAAGTAATGTGTTTATTTAAACAGAGAGACAAGGAATAAAGAAATGTCAGAGACTCGTACAGTAGCTATACCTACTATTAAAGAAGAGCTGATGAAATACGCTTATAACCCAGCTAGTATCCAGCGTATCGCTGTAGAGACATTAAAAGCTGTGCATAATGGTGAGATTGAATCAGTATCAGGCAGTAGTCCTTTTGCATTTGCATTAGAGGCCACTGCTGTAAACACTAGTGCTTTTATCGATGAAGCTGTAGCTTTGAATAGGAAACAGTATCCAGTAGCTGCACAGACTGAAGAAGACTTATATCTACACATGTCTGATAAAGACTACATTGATAGATTCGCTGTACCTAGTAAGGCTACCTTTAGAATAGCTTTAGATAAAGATGAGGTATTAAGTAAACTAGTGTTTGATGACGATTTAGGCATTAGTAAACTAGTGATACCACGTAATACTGAGTTTGCAGTAAATGGCATGGTATTTACGTTACAATATCCAATTGAAATACGTCAATTACGACATGGTGGTTTACAAGTTATTTACAACACCAATATAACTAGCCCTATTCAGAAACTAGATAGTAACATCATTAAGTTTCAGACTATTTGGGTAAAGAGTCTAGAGTATCTAGTATTTGACGTAGAGCTATTACAAGTAGAGATTAAGACTCTGTTACATGAGACTGATTTGATTGCTACTCCTAGTGAGGATATTATCCTTACTGATGAGTACTATTACCTCAGAGCTTATATTTGGAACAATGGAAGATGGGTAGAGTTTAAGACTACACATTCTGATTTGGTCTACAACATAGCTGAGCTAACAGCTGTATTGAAAGTGTTTGAGGACTATGTAAATGTAAGTATACCACAAATCTACATGAATGCAGGTATGCTGACTGGTCAATTACGATTTGACTTGTATCAGACTAGAGGTGAATTACATGCTGACTTAGGCGTATACGCTTTAGGTAGTATTGTAGCTACATTTAAGCCTGATACGTTTGATATCGAAAGTAGCAAGTATTCTGCACCATTAAAGACTATTAAGACCTTTACTGTATTGTCACAAGACATTACTACTGGCGGTGCGGCACCTATGACATTTGAAGAGCTGAGACGTCGTGTGATTAATAATAGTGCTGGTGCACAAGTATTACCTATTACACCACACCAAGCTGAAGATAAGCTGGTACGTAATGGTTTTGAAGTAGTGAAGAATATTGACAATATTGTCAATCGTACATTCTTAGCTACTAGACGACTCCTTGCCCCTAGCAATCCTAAGCTAGTGACTCCAGCTAGTGCTAGTATCGAGACTATTGTAGTAGATGAGAAAACACTGAGAGGGATGAAGAGTGTCAATAGCAACTTCAGAAGTGTAACTATTACTCCTAATACTCTTTTTGAGAATAAATCAGGTGTAATGAAACTCGTACCTGATGCTAAGGTAACTGCATTGAAGTCATTATCAGCTGAACTATTAGCTAGTCAAGTGACTAATGGTAATTACTTCTACACTCCTTTTCATTACGTACTAGATTTCAATAAAGAAACATTTGACTGTCGTCCTTACTTCTTGGATAGACCTGAGTTTCTGTATCGTAGCTTTATCAGTGATAATGACAAGACACTGATGCAGGTATCAGTAGAAGATGTAGAGATTAGTCGTACTGAAACAGGTTATAAACTAGTAATTAGTGTAGAGTCTAGTGATAACTTTAAACAGCTAGCTGATAACCAAGTATTTGTACAATTAGCCTTTAAACCAGATGGTGAAAAGGACTATGCTTATTGCAATGGTGTATTAGAAGGTTTGAATAGTAAAGAAGAGCGAATCTTTTCATTTGACTTAAGTAGTAACTTCTACGTATCAGATAAGAATTTGATACAGCTGACTGAGTTTAAGATGTTTACTAATGATAAACGCCTTACTAACTGTAAGCTAGAGCAAGAGTTTGATATTCTGTTTGCTACTAGTGCGCCTATGAATAACAATTGGACTAAAGATGAAGTAGATGACAAGCTAGGTACCTATCTATTACCCGACCAAATTTACGGTATAGCTAATGAAATGGTCTGTGTACGTTTTGGTAGAAGTCTTGATAATCTTTGGTCTAGGTCTAGAAGTATTATTAGTACTGGTGACTACTTGACTTATAATGCTGATGTACCATTGCTTTACGAAGAAGATGTACATGATATTGACCCTACTACTGGTAGTAGTGTACAGATTGTAAATGGTAAAGTAGAGTATCGGATAAAACATCGTAAAGGCGACCCAGTACTAGATGCTAATAATAAGCCCATGTATAAGCATCGTAAAGGTGATGTCGTATTAGATGCTAATGGTAAACCTAGTTTTGCTGATGATTACGGTTTGAATCGTCAATTAGACGTAATGATGATTGAAGGTGCTTATTGGTTTGCTACTGACGCTGCTACAGTGGCTTATCGTGATGAGATTAATCGTACCTTTATTGACTGGATAGTAGATGGCTTAGGTAGTATAAATAAGAACCTGTTAGAACAGACTAAGATTTACTTCTATCCTAAGTCTACTGTAGGTCAGATTGATGTCATGATTAATAACAGTTCTCGTACATTTATTGATTCAGCACAGCGCTTTGTACTGAAACTATACGTCAGTGATACTGTTTATAGCGATAATGCATTGAGGGCTGAATTGAATACTGCAGCTATTCGCGTATTGAGTGAAGAATTGAAGAAAGACATCATCACTAACAGTAATATACTAGATGCTCTTAAAGAGACATTTGGTGAAGACGTGATTGGTATTGATATTAGTGGTTTAGGTGGTAACGAGCGTACTGAAGTCATTACTGTACTGAATGATGCTAAACGTCTATCATTGAAGAAACGTCTAGTAGCTCAGGGTGATGGTAGTTTGATTGTAGAAGAAGACGTGACTTGTGATTATGTCCGTCATGATACAAAAGAGTTGGATTGATTAGCGCATACATAGCCCTAGGAGAGCCTATAAAGCTCTCCTAGGGCATATGCTGTATTCATCGTAGGTTAGTAGCTTTCAGCTCTTTGACTGCATCAGTAAAGTATTTGTGAATATTAGCTAAGTCGGCAAACTTAGTCTTATTCTCAGCTACTTTCATGAATTCACCAGTGAGCTTAGCATATTGGCTATAACCAAAACCTAACGACTTGTTGTAGTCTATCAATACTGCATTACATACTGCATTGATTTTTACTAATGCCACTAATGTACGCTGTAGGTGATTAGTAATACGTTTAGTAGTAGCAATAGCAGCTTGTAGGTTACGATCTTTGAGTTTTTCTTCTTCAGGTACTGCGCCTTTATTAGCTGCTACTTCATGTTGCTGTGCTACATACTCGCTCTTCTTAATCAGGCTCTCAATCTTCTCTACTAATTCATCAGTAGTTTTTGCAATATCAGCAGCTTTAATAGCATAATCAGAGTGATTGCTAGAATCATTTTTCAGAGTATCCAGCATAGTAGCTACAAAAATAACAGGGTTTTTAGCGTAGTCTTTAGCAATCGCGTTGAACTCATCTGTTTCTTCATTAGCAAAGTTTCTGTAACGATTGATGATGCTGTCTTTAGTATCTTCATCTGTTACAGGCTGACCCAGTTTCTTAAGGAAAGCTTCTAGCTTGTCTTTAGTAGTAGCAGCTATACTCAGAAACTCAGTCATGTCTTTAGCGTTTTGTCTGTACTCGTTTTTGGTGTGGTCTATTACTTGTTTGCCAGCACCGCCAGTACTCAATAATTCATCACTGATTTCATCAGCCTTACTTTCCATCTCTACAAACTGGTCGTATACATACGTCAGTTGTTTTAGGAGTAAGTCTGTATCATGGTCTAATGCATTAGCAATCTCATCGAAATTATTAGCTAATTTGTTCTTAGAGAACCAATAAGCTTTGATGAGACGAGTAAGACCAATATTCTCTTTGATAGAGTTAAAGTCATGCTTAGCTGGAGTAGCTAGGATATTATCAGGCAGAATCTTCTCATCTAGGTCATTAGGTGACTTAATAATCAATTCTTTACCATCTACTAACATCTTGATGTCTTCACGCATCATGTTTTCTAGTTCTTTAGCAAAGTCAGTAGGGTCTTCTAGCTTGTGTACTACTCGTACGACTTTCTCTGTAGCTTTAGCTGAGGATTGTACCTTAGCAGTAATACCACCTCCACCAGAACCGCCTTCTCCTTTACCTTTACCAAACACTTTAGCAATAAAAGCTAGGATAGCTATAAACAAAGCACCAATGCCAGCGTATACTGTAAAGTTTATCTCTTCTAGAGCAGTATCTAAGTATTGCTCTGTAGCTACAGTAGGATAAGCATTCAATGGTTTATTGCGGTTGAAGTCTTTGATAAGCAGCATAGCTTCTTCAGCTGTAGCTCTATCCAAACCACCCTGCGCAATAATCTTTTCTTTCAGGCTTACCAAATCATCGTAGTGTACTTCATCTGCTTTCAAACGTTGTAATACACCATTGATTTCTTCCTCTAGGACTATCTGCTGTTCCAAGTCAGCTTCAGAGTCTAAGAGGTCTTGCTCTTCTTGGGTATAAGCCCATTCATTGAGACTGGCCATTTATTAACACTCCTTGAGTAAGTACAGTAATGAAGCAAGCTCTTGTTGTTTCTCAGTCATGTACTCTCTGTCAGCTTGTGATAAGAGTGTATTCTCAGTGATGATTTCATCTAAGAGAGTATTAGAGTCAGAGCTAGAGAACGCTGCTTTATAGCGACGTACGAATAGAGTCTCTACCAATGAGATAGAAGCTTTAAAGTCAAAGACAAATACCTCATTGTAAAAGGACATTTGATTCTCTACCTCTAAGCGTTTAGCTGCTGTGAAATAGGAATGAGGTCCAGCTGGTACTGGCTCAGAAGGTAGCTCTAATGTAGAAGCTACTTGTAATGCAGCTGCAAAACAGAATAGCTTTTGTTGCTCTAGTCGGTCACTAGTGAGTCGATTGAGTAGGTCAATAATTTTCAGATTGTTCATTTGGCTTCTCTTTTCAGTTCTACGGATAATTTAAATAGGTCGTTATATACCAGAGACTCTAGCTCTTTTTGTAGCTGCTCTTGTTTATAACGTTCACGATGTGCTCTGGAGAATAGTGCACCTAAGTAAGAGAGGAGTTGACGTTTATCTTTGACATCCTCAGTAATCTTGTCAATTACTTTGAGGTCTTCTAGGAGATTATCTTCTTCCTCTTTGGAGATAGCTCCTTTGTAGTTTTTGAGTCGGTCTAGTACCTGCTGACGGATACGAGTCAGACGACGTTCTGGTCTATCGTAGATAGTAGTGTGTGAGTCAGCTGCTAGCATAAACATGAACCCCCACCAGCTCAAGCTTTTGAAGATTACGCCTGAGAGTGATACTGGATTAGCCATACCTACGACTAGCATTACTACTTTGAGTGCTTCTACAAAGAGATATTCTCCAGTACTACGATAAGAGATGTATTTGACTTGGCGTGATTTGTGTAGCTTGTCTAGAGCAGTGACTAGGTCACGTCCTGCACCATTACGAGCAGCATACTGGTCAGCTAGCATTTCAAAGCTATTCTCATCGTAAATACTAGAGCCTGATTGTGAATCAGGTTCAGTAAGAGTAGAAGAGATTAGCGTATACTCTACTACTTTATTATCCTCACAAGCAGCTAAGCTAGCTGCGTCTAGGTCTTTCAAACGTAATGCTTGTTTAGCACTTACCAGAATAGCTTCACGTTTTTTGATATCGTTAGTACCTGCCAGCTCTTTAGCTACACCTTCCATTACTTGGTTAGTAGTAATAGCTCTTACGATGTATTCTAGGTAAGTAAAAGCATGCCCTACTTCATGCAGAATAATAGCAGCTAGTTCACCTGTAGTGAATTTACCATTCATTACTTCAGTACCAATATTGAGTGTAAATCGATACTCAGTAAGGGCACCTGTAATTTTACCTTTCTCTAGGTCTACTAAAATAGAGGTAGTACCTTTACCAGCATTAATAGCAGCCATGCCTACTGAGTTAGTAAACCATTTGCGTACTGCTTTATTGATTAAGATATTGTTAGCTTTGACATCTAAAGGTACCATGTGTGTAGCTAATTTACTAAACTGTACATGTACTGACATGCCAGTAAATGATTTGATAATATCGGCTAGGTCTTTTGACTCTGCTGTGTCTAAGAGGTCTTTTTCACTGAGATTGATGTAATCCTCAAGTTTTATCATCAGTGCCTTCTTAAACGCATCAGATTGTTGGTCAATAGTTTCCTGTCCTACGGTGCGCACTCGTGTCATGATTATTGATTCACTTTCTGTTGCTTTAGTTTTTAACGGAAAATACACTCAGCTAATGCTGTAGTGTACAGCTTTAATAAAATGAGACTGTATAAGTCATACTTTTAGAAAAATAGGAGTATTTAGCGATGATTAATAAGGAAGATATTGTAGCACGTGAGTGTAAGTTTGCTGTATATTGCAGACCACCTAAAGGTGCTAGTGATGATTATCATTTAGTAAAAGAGAGACTACATCTGAAGGATGGTACTACTGTACCTAATGTAAGACTAGTAAGGAATTTTAAACGTAGCTTTTGGTTGACTACTAAAGGTAGACGTGTACACCAGCAAAAGAAAGAACGTGAGTACTTAGTCAATCTGAAAGAGTATCAATGTACAGAGAGTAAACTAGTACGCTCTATTGCTAAGGCATTAGGTAAACCTTATTTTCAAGGTACATTGAGAGACTTAGCTGATAGTCCTTATCTGTACGGTACTGATAAGCTCTCTACTGCTTTGATTAAGGATAGATATCGTGAGAAGTTTCCTGAAGCTGTGAGTTTCAATAGTGTAGCTGTATTCGATACTGAGACATTTATCAGTGATGGTACTATCATCATGGCTACTATTAGCTTTAAGGATAAAGTGTATACAGCTTGTCAAGCTAAGTTCTTTGAAGGTATAGCTAATGCTCAAATGCATGTACAACAAGCTTTTGAGAAATATTTAGGTAAGTATAAAGAAGAGAGAAATATTACATTAGAGTTTGAATTAGTACCTGAAGAGATTGATGTAATTAGAAAGGTATTTGCTAAAGCACATGAATGGCGTCCTGACTTTCTGACTATGTGGAATATCAACTTCGATATGCCTAAGGTAATGGAAGCTTGTGAAAGAGCAGGTGTAGACCCTAAAGATATCTTCAGTGACCCTAGTGTACCTTTAGACTATCGTTTCTTTAGATACAAAGAAGGTAAGAAGATTAAGATAATGGCTAGTGGTAAAGCTAGTCCTATTGGCATGGCTGACCAATGGCATACTGTATATTGTCCTAGTAGCTTCTATCTGATAGATAGCATGTGTGTATATCGTAGACTACGTACTGGTAAAGAGCAGCCTAGTTATAGCTTGAATTATATTTTAGGTCAAGAACTAGGTGAACGTAAGCTGAGATTTACTCAAGCTGATAAATTCGGAGATGGAGTAGAATGGCATGAATTCATGCAGGAGAACTATCCTGTTGAATATGTGATTTACAATATCTTTGACTGTATTTCAGTAGAGTTACTAGATGAGAAGACTAATGACTTAGCTGTAGATGTACCTGATGCTTGTGCTTTTAGTGATTTCGCTAGCTTACCTAGCCAACCTACTCGTGTAGTTGATGAGCTACATTGCTATCTGTTAAATGAGCATGCTAGTGTATTAGGCACTACTAGCGCTAATATGTTGGGTGAGTTAGATGAATTGACACCACCTAATAAAGGCATGATTGTCAATTTGAAAGCGTTTCTAGTACAGGATGAAGGTTTGCAATGCATCAAAGAGTTCCCTAGTATGCGTACTCGCGCTTATTTACACGTATACGACTTAGACGTGAGTAGTGCTTATCCTAGTAACACTATTGTCTTTAATGTAAGTAAAGAGACTAATAAGGTAGTGTTCTGTAAACTAGAAGGTACCAGTCAGCATGATGCGCTGATGAGTAGTATTAACTTATCAGGAGGACACACTAATAGTGTAGAATTTGTTACTGCTAGATTTGGCTTACCTACTATGCGTAATGCATTAGCGTTGTATAGAGGTGAGAAGAAAGTAGTGACTGAGAATGGTAAAGTAGAGAGTGTAAAAGCTTAAGAGTGCATACATAGTTCGTACTGACAAGCAGTACTCACTGTGTCGCTACGCGGACATAGCCTAGGGTAGAGGTTTTATCCTCTACCCTAGTCGTATGCTGCGCGCTACGAGTACTACTTGCTAGTACGAGTAATGCTGCGTTTATTTCTTGATTACGATTTCTTTATCAGCTACAGCTTTAATCAATGCTGAGTGCTGAAACTTGCAATCGTTGTACTGTGCTACTACTTTGGCTGACCAGCGTACTACTGTAACAGATTTACCATCCTCTAGTTTAGGTAGTACTTTACACTCTTGTAAGAGTGCTTCAGGTATAGTAGTGCTAGTAGCAGGAGCTGGTACTACTTTCTCTTTAGTAGCACAACCTACTAGGAGTAAGAGACTGAGTAATACTAAATTCTTCATTTCTTCTCTCCTGATTCAATTAGCTTATTAATAGCTGAGACTGACGCATCATCAATACAAGTAGGATTTTCCTTGTAAATAGGCTTCTCTACAATTTGTGTTTCAATGACAGTATTAGTCTTCTCTACTACTTGTTGTTGCTCTTTACGAGTATCAGTAAGCTCTTTATTAGCTTCTTCAGCTACGATACGACGAGCTTTAAGTGCAATCTTATTTTGCTCATCTACTTTCTTCATAGCTGCAGCGTAACCTTCATCATATTTAGCTGTACCGTAGCTAACAATAGCCTTGTGACACATGTAAACAGTGAATAAAGCCATCAGTACTATCCAAGTATTCTTATTCGAGAATAGCTTCTTAGCTTTAGTGTAGATTGCGACTATTATAGGTACTACAGGTGCCATGATTTATGCTACCCCATATTTCTTAGCAGCTTGAGCTAACTTAACATCGTAGTTATTCTTCTTGTAACCAGAGCCATTGTAAGCCATTACAAATGGTACACAATCAGCTGGGTTAGAAGATACACGCAGAAAAGCTGGCTTGATTTTAGCTACTTTCAAGATAAAGTCTTTTAGTAACTCGTAATGAGCTTTCTCACTAGCAGTACAAGCTTTCAACATGTAGAAAGGATGCTCGTAACCACAGAGAGCAAAGTGCTCACCCATTACTTGGAATTTGCCGATAGATACAGATTTGAGAGCAGCTAGTGGGTCAATCAGTACAGCACGTGCTAGTTTCTCCCAAGAATCATTAATACCATCTTTATCAGCATCAATAGTGTAGCCACCAGGTTGTGGATTACAGATATCAGGTTGATTGAGTGGACGTTTATGTACAGGACAGTATTTGTAGAAGCGATGACGTTCAAACAGGATTTTCACTAATCCTGTATCATCCCAACCACCACCTGCTGATTCTACTTCAGCTACAGCTTTAATACGTCCCATGCTAGGGTCACCTAGTTCATTAGCAATAGCTTGTAGCTCAGTTGTAGTGATAGCTTGTGCGTTTTTATTACGCATAGTCTCAATGAAGACTTTACCTAACTCATGGGTAGCAATACCATCTGGTGTAATAGCAGCACCCATTTCAATCAAGCGAGATTGCAACCAAGCAATATCTTTATCACAATTCAAATTACTCATTTGTATTTTCCTTTGTTTAAATGTCATAGAGCTAGGACAGAGTCCTAAGACCCTGTCCTGTTACTCTAGTAGTGTACTTACCAGTAGATTACTTACCGAAGAAAGCTAATAGACGTTCACGACCAGCTTCAGTAGTACCGTATTGCAGGTAGTACTCAAAACCTGTAGTAGCTACTACAGCTGCACGTGTAGACGGATTAGCTAATTGACGGAACAATGTAATCAAGCGAATATAAGCATAGTACTCATCAGGTGTACCACGCCATTCACCTGGGAAGCGGAATACGTAAGCTTCACCAGCTACACCATTCTCATTCTCATGGAACCACTCTAAGAGTGTATTCATGCAGTCTTTGAAAGACTCATCAGGTACACGGTTGATGGTACGTTCAATCAAACGGAAAAGCTTACGTTGATTCTCAGCACCAGTAACAGCTGGCACATACTTGCCAGGAATCATTGCTTCCTTGTACTGAGCCAGTTCCTCTGCGATACCTGCAGCAGGACCCACTGGAGTCAGTACTGTTGACTTTGCAGTAGAGGTTGTAACTTCTACTGGAGTGGGAGTCACTACAGGCTCTTGTGGGTTTGGTGTAGGAGTAGGTTCTACTGGCTTATCTTGCTCTTTAGGGTCAGCATTGATTACAGCTTGAGCTAGTTCAGAAACACCTTCAGGAGTAGTCTGTACTACAGTCTCTTCAGTAGTTTGTTCTGTTTCAGTAGACTCTACTACTTCAGGTTCTTGGTCTTGTGTATTAGGCTTATTATTACGTGCCATGTTTAAATACCTCTCTAGAAAAGGAAAAGGGTTTAAGAAAAGAGTACTCTCTAGACTATTGACTAGTCACAGTATAACTTTAAACTGCTAGCTTAGAGAGCTAGGTAGGTCTAATTTAGCAGTAGCTAGACCCGATACATGCATCTTCTTGAGAAAGAGTGTTAAGAAAGCTGAACCAATATCAGCTACTGCTGTAGCTACAGCTTTAGGTTGTAGTGCTAAATCATCACCTACACAGTAACGACAATAGTCAGTGTGCTCGGCTTTACAATAGCGCGGTGAGCGCAGGTTAATAGTCTTACCTATCAATGAATCAATGTTCTCTTCAGTGATGTGGACAGTCTTACCATTCTCTAGGTAATAACGTTTAAGAAAGAGCTTAGCATTATCTTTAGTGATAAGTGTCATGGCTCCAATATTGGTACCACAATCTTCATCTAGTATTTTAGAGTTAGAAGCTGCACGAATCAGCTCTTTAAACTTAGCACCGCCCATCATGGTTTGGTGACCACGGTTAAATGAACCTGCACGTGAGCCTGAAAATAATACTGGCATCTTATCAATATCAGTACCTTCTGAGAGTGACTTTTCTACATGCTCTACTTTAATGCCATCACCGAAACCTGCTTGTGCGCCTACAGTAAGGAATAGCTTACGTCTTACTTCTGACTTCTGTGTAGGTACAAAACCCATGGCATCATCATCATCTTGATAATAGGCTCTATCGTATTCCTGTAGTTTAGCATCAATATCAGCTAATACAGCTGGGTCATTTAACCTATCTTTATTCTCTTCTACTAGCTTCTTACGATATTCTTTAATACCAGGAGGTGGCGTCATGGTTTTCTCACTAGCTGCTGGTACAAAGAAGTCAGCTATCTCATTAATGAGACGAATAGAAGTAGTGTACTTTAGATACTCATGTACGTAGATATCTTTAGTATCAGCTGGTGGTACCTCACCTTCAGGTAAATCGTCTACTAGTCTATCTGCAATAATAGCATCTAGTTTCTTAATAGAGATTTGTCCTTCTAGAAAGTCTATCTTGTCTTTAAAAGGATGAGCTACTACGATAGCATTAAAGAGTACATTACCTATTGTAGTAGTTTTAATAGCTTTAGGCGTATTAGGTAGAATACCCAAGGGTACGTCTAAGACGTCAGCTGGTGAGAGTAGCTCTTTAGTAATGTCGGCATCTGTTATCTTAGTAAGCTCTAGATTGTTATTAGGGTCTAGGAAGAAATAACCATCACGTCTTTGGATTAGCCGATAAGCATAAGGGTCTTTCTTGTAAACTTCAGGGTCTTCTTGTACTATGCAAAAGACAGAGCGTATCCAATCTGTACGCGTATAAGCTTTGTCTTTGATAGCAGCTAGAAAGTAATCTAGTCGTTTCATTTATTGAGTCCTTTTAAATAGGTTTGAAATTCCTGAGCATGCTGTTTGAAGGCTGAGTCTATCTCTACTGCTTTTAATGGCTCATCTGAGAGTATCTCTAGATTAGTGTGTACTACAGTGATAGGGTCATTAGTAGAGTCACACGCTATAGCAGCTTGCATGAGTGAACGTAAGTAGAAGTGGTCTACATTACCATGATATTCTTCATCAATCTTAGAGAGATAGATTTCAAATGGTAAGAGTAATGGTAAGCCTAGTCTAAATAGCTCAGAGAGTATACCACCCTCATCATGAATGAATGTACGATACTGTTTGAGTAGAGCTAGTTTAGTATTCATCAGAGCAGTATCTTCAGCAGTTAACTCATCTTGTTCTTCTAGCGTAGAGTTATTAAAAGTATTATTAAATAGCTCTTTGATTCTAGCTAAGAGCATAGGTGATACCTCTATTACGTAGGTAAGATAATCTTCAGCTGAATAGTCAGTGAGCTCATCTGCTAAATCAGCAAATGCTTCTAATGGATTATTAGCTGAATTGATGATGTTCAATAAAGGCTCTACATCATGGATATCTTCCATGGTTAGAAGTAGCTCTAATAAGTCATTAGCAAAGATAAATGTAGCTTGGTTGTCTAGTCTAATACCAAACTCTTCTAATGCTAATATCTGCTGAGCATGGATTACATTGTAGATACGGTCATTGGTATTATTAGTACCTACTAACTCAACCTCATTAATAATGTTAAGTAAGTCAGTCTGTAATGCTGAGTAATCTAATTGCTCTAGCATGTCTATTGCTTTAATCATTTCATCAGCTAACTCAGCTGAGAAATTCTCGTATAAGTAATTTAGAATCAAATCATCCATCTTTATTCCATTCCTTAAAGTAATACAGTACTCAATAGGTGTTTTATATTCTATCGTGTAAAATACTACTATTGTGAGTGCTTGTATAGTCTGTAAATGACTGCTGTCTTTACTACAGACTGTAGTAATAGGCAGTTTCATATTTTCCCTGTAGTCTCTTTTTATTAAAGGATATAAGCCAAATGAGTACCATGAATCGTGAACAACGCCGTGCTGCTGCTAAACAAGCTAAACGTCAAGCTAAAGCACAAAACAAACAATACCAAGAAGCTGTAGATAGCATGACTTGGGATGAACTAGAGGAGTCTTATCAATTAAGTAAGGATATCTTAGCAGCTGAGAATGAAATGATTGCTGCTGTAGATAAGATGTCTGATTACGTAGAGAATAAAGAATACCTAGATGAAGTAAAACAAGGTATCTTGAATGATGTGGATGCTCTATCTAAAGAGTTAGAATCTATTCATGATTCACATGCTGGTAAGACTGGTAAGGTAGGTGAAGATGACATCATGGATTGCCTTGATGCACACATGACGTATTCTAGTTTTGTAACACGTGCTACACAGCTATTACAGCCGCAAGAGGCTGCTTTAGACCAGCTACATTTGCTAGCCTGTCAAGAAGCTGTACGACGTGGTGGTGAAGAAGCTAACCCTGGTCCTTTGAACCTAGGTGAAGTAGCTGAAGCCGTAGTAGCTAAAGAAGAGTAAACAAAGAAAGGACAAAAGAAAATGACCGTTAGTATTCACCATGTAAACCCAGAGCCTACTCCTGAGGAGATTGCAGCTGCTGAGCTTAGAAAAGCTAAAGATAAAGCTTTTGAAGAAGCCATGGCGCAAGGTAAATCTCCAGAGGAATTGAAAGCTATTGTAGATGCAGTTACTATCCCTACTGCTGAGGATTATGCTAAGACTCCTACTGAGTCTACTCCTATTGAGGACATGGACTCTGAGGCTACTCCTACTAAGGTATTGCTAGGTGAAGTATTTGAGAATGCTAAGCCTAATGCTAATCTCACCTCTGAAGTACTGGAAGATAAAGCTGATGAGAAGATTCCAGCTGTGATTTATATTCCTGGTGCTGACCAAAAAGTAAGTGCTACTCGTAATCTGGAGTACTACGAAGAAAGTGGTGGAGATTTAGAAAAACTACCAATGCAGAGTCAATTGCATGCTAACGCTATTGAAGAAGCACTCACTACTCGCATGGTAAATGACTTGTACTTTGACACTTCAGTAGACCCTGCTCGTGAGTGGCATCAAAACATCCGTACTGAGAATGGTGGTATCGGTGCACGTCGTCCTAAGTTTGATGATGTCGGTGTAAAAGTAACTGGTCAGCGTGCTGTGACTCGCGTACGTAGCTTCTTGAATAGTGGTGGTCAAATTGTAGTGCCTTTAATTCATTCTGGCTTCTATGCTACTTTTGATACACCAGATGAAGATAGCCTATTAGCGTTTTATCACCAAATGACTAATGTCAAAGTGAATCTAGGACGTAAGTTGTTTGGTGCTGCACTGATTAATGAAGCTAGTTACATGAATAAGTTAGTACTGGACTTTGCAGTAGAATGGTTAGCTGATACTAATTTGACTACTGGTAAAGAAGGTTTCTTAGAGAATCTCTCTAGCTTAGATATTCCACATGTAGCATGGGGTCTAGCTTGTAGTATTTATCAGAATGGTTTTAACTTTGCACGTCCGGTGATTACTGAAGACAGACAAGAGACTGTCGTGCAGTCTGGTAAAATTAATGTAAGTAAGCTACAATGGATTGATACTAATAGCTTGACAGAGTCTCAAAAACGTCACATGGGTAATCCTAAGCAACGTGTATCACCTGAATCATTAGCCATGTATAAAGCTGAGTTTAAACGTGGTGGTAATCGTGTCGTAGAGTTGAGCGACCGTGTACGTGTTACTTTACGTGTACCTAGTGCTACTGAGCACATTGATTCAGGTTATGCTTGGATTGAAGGTATCAGTGAGTTTATTACTGAGAACTTCCAATATGCTACTGAGGCTAAACGTAATGAATACATTAGCACTCAGTCTAAAGCTACATTGATGCGTCAATTTGACCACTTTGTAGATTCTGTAGCAGTACTAAACCCTATTACTGATAATTGGGAAAACTACGAGCGTGATGAAGAGAATACAGTACAACTCATTTTGAATGATTTGAGTAAAGATGATGATTTACGTGCTAAGTTCTTCTCTGAGATTAAACGTTTCATTGATGATAGTACTGTGGCTATTATTGCAGTACCTGCTTATAATGCTACTGAAGAGAAACTAGCTCTGCCTAGATTTGAGATGTTGTTCCCTATTGATGCTGTAGCGGTTTTTTTACTGCTCCTAGTCAACCGAGCCATGGCGGTAACTTACCGGAGCAACTAACACATGTAAATAACCCTGAGTTTGGTGGTGCGTATCTGGATTACGATAGGTACGAGGAAATGCTCATGGCTACTTTATTACAAGTGAAAAAGAAACTGAGTCCCGTACTAGCTAGACAGTATTTGCTAGAACAGTACGAGACTCGGTACGGGGTCTTTGACCATGATGCTAGTAAAGACCCTTTAGCTTTAGTGTACTTTAATGAGTCAGAGTCAGCTGTAGTAGGTAGTCTATTACAGCGGCGTATGACGCAGTATCGTGAGCGTGAGGTAAAGGATATATTTGGTCTGAGCTGGTCTGAGTTTTTAGCTAGACCTCATTTTGAGGTAGAGTTGATTTTAGATGAGTGTGACAAAGTATTGAATGAACGTTCGCGTGCCGAGGCTATTAAGTTAGCTAGATTAGAAGCTGAGGCTAGTAAATAAGCAAAAAAAAAAATAAAGGCATAGAGAAGAGAGTAGCTTGGCGAAAGCTACTCTCTGTTTGAATAGTGGTGAAAATAGGTAGGCAACTGTGGGAAAGGTTTCATGTTGTATTACTTCTCTAGAGGGTGAAGAATTCTACTATTAGCTGCCAGTTCTCAGGGAAGAACCAGAAGAAGTAGAATGTACTTGTTACTAGTTTAATAAACCATAATGCAATGTGTGGTATAGTGTAATACAGTGATGTTATGAAGTAGATTGTTAAAATCGTATCTTCAAGTTCTGTTTTAATGTTCCGCTTCATTACGAAACCTTTCTGTCTCTTTTAGAGACTGTAATGAGGACTTACAAAAATACCCTACAGAGATAGTCCTCGGTAATACTCTGTAGAGCTTTTTAAACATTTGGCATATGCCTAGGGGTAGTCGCCTCTACCCCTAGGTTTTATGCTGCACTCATCGAAGCTGTGCTATGTTCTGAATGAATATCCATTAATAAACGTACTAGTTACATGAGTACTGGTTACACGAATAACGCTTATTAATAGACACCGATACGAATTCACGTCTGTATTCGTACCCTTCCTCTGGTATCTACTAAACTCCTATTTGACATTAGACTACTCCTTATCTAATGTGTGGATTGTGTCGCGCGGACACTAGATTAGTATTTTAGGTTAATATTCTAGGTTGGTATTCCTTTCTGTTATTTGCTTTATTTGTTCCAACTGACGCTTAGCTTCATCTCTAATCAAGATGATAGGAGTGACTGCTTCAGTTAAGGCGTTTATGTAATTACTGCCGTAGCGTCTTAAAAGCTTTGGTCCTTTTATAGGGTCTAAGCATTGTTGAATGCGTTTATGGTAAATAGCAATCACTTTGTTAGTTACTGCTAGGATTATATGTAGCTTTGCTACGTTAAGAATGGTACTCATTTAGAGCCCTTTCTGCACTTATAGTGCGGTTAGAAAAGAGAGTCGTTAATGAAAGCGTCCGTTGACTGACTCTCTTTAAATCAACAGACGCTAGTTAATACGGGCCAGGGGTAGTGTCTGCTATCCCTGGGCGTATGCCGTGCAGATCAAACCTTGCACGGTTCTACAAGTATTATTTGTTAATACAAGTTAAGAATAAGAGTATTGGTTATTCTCAAGCAAGTAATATGCTTTTGAAATAATTTAGATTTACGTGTCCGGCATATACCCAGGGTAGCTTTATAGGCTACCCTGGGATATGTATGCGTAGCTAAATCTTTACACTAATGTGTCTAATAATGCTAGTACTGTCAGCATTAGCAATATAGACAAGACTGTTAGCTCTAATGCTAGTTGGTTTTGGTTTGCTTTCATGGGTATACTCCTTAAGTGGGTGGGTAAATAGATATGCTAATTACAGGCTCGTAGAGCGTCGTAGAGCTCGTCTGTAGTAAAGTAGGTAGGGTAGCTTATACCTAGGCACTCAGCGGCCCATACGGCGCTGCTATGGAGCTTCCTGAGGCATGGATTAGCTATAGCTCGTAATACAGAGTCTATTTTGTCTACTGGGATAGAGATTAGATTGATTTTATCGTCTTCTAATACTTCATTGAAGTACTCTACTTGTTTAGTAGAGAAACCTGTGTGGTTTAGCTGATAACAGATAGCTGAATTGTCTTCAGCTACTGAATAGAAGCAACAGTCTGTAATACGTGACTTGTACAGCGAGGCTGTACGAAAACTGATGTAGAGTTTAGTTTTCATGATTAGGATTTTCCTTTTATTAAAAGATTGAAATTAAAAGTGCAGTCATATTCCAGGGTAGCCTATAAAGCTACCCTGGGTGTATGCTGTTTAGAGTGATAAAGACCACGACAGTACAGCTGTGCTGTAGCGTCGTGAGTCTAAAAGACCGCGACATAGCTGACGTAGTCAGCGTCGTGAGTCTAAAAGACCGCGACATGCGTACATGTCAATGATAAGTACCTATTTCTAACTGGAATTTATTAAATAGGTTTATCGTAATAACGCTCACCAATAGAGAGTGTACGGTCAGCAAATAGCTGTTTCTTACTCTCATGATAACGCATGTGTTTATCTATCTTCTCATTTGTCAACCAAAAGAAGACAGGTGCTCTATCATCATTCTCTAGTTCTCGTAATCTGCCTAGAGCTTGAATGTTTGACTTCTCTGAACTGATAGCAGTAGTCAAGATAGCTACTTTGAGTTTCTTGATGTCTATACCTGTACCAGCTGAGAGTACTGTCGAAATGCGGATATCTGGTTCCATGACATTAGCAAATGCATCTTCTTCTACATAGCGCTCTACTGTCTTATCTGGATATTGTTCTTTGAAATATTCTGTCAGTACTGTAGCCATCTCAATAGAGTAGCAAAAGATAAGGAGTCTATCGCCTTCACGGTAGTTGGCAATGTATTCACCTTGTACAATATCGTTTATCATGTTTAGATAATTGTCAGTAAGAGTAGGTGATTTTAGTATCCATTGCTCGTAAGCACCATGAGAGTACTCTTTTCTACCCGCCCAGCTAATCTTGGGCGTGAGATTGTCACGAGTCTTGTAGAGCACGCCCCTAGCTTCAATGTATTTCTTAGGTGGTGGTGCCTTGTATCTGTCTATTACTGGATAAGCAATATTGTACATGCGCGCGATGAAGGGCTGTGAATCTATTAAGCTAGCTGAGAATGCACTAGCGTGCCCTGTATTGGTGTAGAGGTCAGCTTTAAAATTTAAATGAAAATCTAGATGGACTTCATCAATGAAGCGTATACCTACACCTAAGTGCTCGTACATTTCATCTGGTAAGCAAGCATAACCTTGTTCTAGAATAGCTGTACCATCTTTCTCGTAAGCTTTTAGATAGTTCTGATAAGTCTTATTAGATAGGATAATAATTTTAGGTACTTTATCAGGGTGATTTTTAGCTAGTGCTAATAAACCCATTAATTGAGAAGAGCCTGATACCGAAATTATATCCTCTTTAGTAAGCTCATAAGTCTTGTGTAAGTCATCAAACCATTTATCCATGAATGCTGGACGTAGTAGATAGAGTACACGCTTACCTATTTCGGCAGCTGCAAACATAGAGCACAATGATTTACCTACACCTGTAGAGAGTGTCACTAAGTGATTAGCTTTTACCTTTTGGTGTAAGAGGTAGTCTAGTACTGGCAACTGTACAGGACGTGGAGTCCAGCCTGGTTTGATAGTGTGTGTTACTTGCGGATTGATACTAGGCTCAAAACCCATCTCAATGATTTCTATTTTGTCTTCAGAGATGGCTTTACCTCTGAGGGTATCTAGGAATGACTCTAATAGCGTAATGTGAAAACGCCATTCTTTTCTGTCTTTAGTAGCAGCTGCAAATACTTTTACTGGTACTTGCACGTATCTACCTTGTTGATAGACAGTACCCATTTGTACTAAGGGTATTGTAAACTGTCTACAGATTTCCTTTTGTGTATCGTCTTTTGGTTGTATCTTGAAAAAGTGTGAGTATTTGTAAATAGTGAACATGAATGTATTCTCCTAGTAAGCAGTCTATTTTCTAAATAAGCAAAAAGAAAATAGACTGCAGCTAGTGCTTACACTGCAGTCTATTCTTTAAATTATCAATAATCAGCTGACCTACCTGCTGCTATCATTTCCTCTGGTACTAAGAGCCAGTCAAATGGATGATCCGGCTTGTCTTCTACTAAGAAGTTCTCAGGTGCGTTGAGTACTTTGACGTGCTGTTCGTAGGACATAGCTGCTGCTACATTGCGATGGTACAATACAGTATCTGCTGTAGTGGGCATATATCCTGTCTGTACCTTAGGTATCGCATAGTTATACTTAGTATCATCTACTGTCAATACTGACAACAGAATTACTTCTAGTACAGCTAGATTTACCTTGTTACGACTATTTACCAAATCGAATAATCTAGTAATGATTTCAGTAGTAGTAGAAATCCGTCTACGTTTAATCTCTTTCATGTTAGACTCAATGATGTTTGCTACATCAGCTGCATAGTCAGCCATGTTGTGATGTTTCAGTGGTAATGTAGCAAAGTCTAGGCTAGTATCCCAGCCTTTTAAGTCTATCAAGAAATTACCTTTGTGGTCATGAGTCCAGCCTACTTTCTTAACATGTGCTAGAAAGTCATGTGTGAAACTAGCTTTACGTCTTTGGATAGAGAGGTCTAGCGGATGTCTTACACGAGGAGTCACGTCCTTTTCATCAGGACTAGTAGGTACTCGAGTATAACACTCGATAAATACTTCTGCTAGCTCTGTGATACGATTTACAGGTAGTTCTCTTACATCAGTTACATCAGCGATGTGTGAGAAATAGCTACCGTCTTTCTTTTTGATTACTAGCACAGGCTCTAGCTTCATTAGGTCTTTAGCTATTCGATAGCCTTGACCGTCAGAAGCTGGTCTGATAAATGCTAGGTCTTCTATTCTAATATTGACTGAATCTACCACAGCTGAATTATCCAAGTGTTTCACGGACAATACTGATTGGTTTACTGGCATAGCCATGGTAACAGTACAAATATGCCCTAGGTTAGTACCCTCTGGTACAGAGATAGATAATGCACCAAAACAAGTGCTGCAGACACCATACGGGTCAGAGTGTCTACAATGTAATACTGAACGTAGTTTCACTCTAGTACCGATTAGGTGCGTATCATCTTTAGTCAATATCTTGAGGGTATTAGTAGTCTCGTCTAGATAGTACTTACCTGCTAATTGAACTAGGTCACCTGAGTAGACTACCTTACCTTCTTCATTTCTCTCTTCTGGTTTAATAAACCATTCAAGATACTCTGTACTACCGCAGTCTGTACCATGGTGTAGGTTCCTCAATGTCATGGATACAATCTCTAGACGTCTTGAGAAATACACAGTAGTCTGTAGTGGACGCTTAGCAAATAGCAATGACTTAGCACCTGAGCGTGATTCAATCATGGAGTCGTAGAAGCTACGTAAGCCTTCAGCAAAACCTCTGAGAATAGGCTTAGGGAAGATATGCGAATCCATGTCTGTCACATAACCGCAAGGTCCAATGCATTTGGCTACTTGCCCTGCTGACAAGATATCAGCTCTGACGCCTTGTGCAATACGGTTATTGTCTAATACTGGACTCTCCATCAAAGTAGCTAGCACTTTCTTCTGTGCATCAATCACACCTTGTGGTGTCTCTACGATATTCGCTTTAATCTCGATAATATCTTTGTTATCCAGCACCTCTTTAAAGTCAATAATATCCAAACTACTTACCCAAGGTAAGGAATGAATAGAGTAATAGTTGTAGATGTCGTTATTAACTTCGTAAATCTCACGCATGAGTGTTTCACGTGAGAAACCTGGTTCTTTCAAGTAGTAAGCAGCAATGATTTCCTTGAAATGCTCTGAGTAGCACTTGTTAGTAGTCTTGCTATTAAACTTACTCTTTTTAAGATGTGTTGAAAGATGCATCTTACTGGTAAATACAGTCTTTGGGTACTTACGTAATAAGTCCCAGATATGACTAGAATAAAGTGTCTGAGCTGCATTAGTCTGCAGCTCTACACCGTCTTCAAATGCTATCTTAAATTCACCTGTAAGAGCTTCTGATAGCTCTTGAGTAGAGTACTGTAAGAGTTGTCTAGCTTGAATAGTCAGCATGATGTATTACTCCGGTTTAGTGAGGGTATCTACAGGTTTATATCGGAAAGAATAGCCTGAGCAATAAGCTAGGTGTTTAGCAATCTGTAAAGGCTTGCAATAACCTAGTGGGAATCGCTTACGGTCTACTACCTCTTCGATATTAGTAGGCTGGGGTGCTGCTAAGATATTGCGTACAATCTCTTTGTGCACTTCAGGGTTGTTATTCCTGTCGATTAGTTCAGCTGCCACTACAGGTGATAGGTAAGAAGCAAAGTTGCGAATTTCTGCTTCACCTAATGAACGTGTAGGCTGCTGCTTAGCAGGCGTATTGTTTTTATCCATAGCTGACAATGGAGCTAGGATACCGTGCTGCTGTACGCGACCTGATGATACAGCTGACCAGTCTTTACCTGTTTTCTCCAATAGCATGATGTACATTTCTGCAATACGTACATTAGTCTTGGTTTGATGTACGTTACCTTGCTTATCTTGGAAGTATACAGGACCGTAGGTAGGTGGAAACTCTTTCTGAATAGCTTCTACGTAGGACATGTACTCAGGTTCATTATCCGTAGGTAGATAAATGTAAATACCATTCTTCAATACGTATTCCATGTGCTGCTCACGTGGTGCTGTATACTCTTCAGTCATCATGCGATACTGTCTAGGTGAGAGTATCTGATAATAGCGCATGAGTCGATTCCATGCTTCATCAAAGATAGCTCTATCTGTTTGCTGCAGGATAGTAAAGAGATTGTGCTCATTACCTTGTACCTGCAGTCTACGTTTTAGTTCTACTACTAAATCTCTAGAAGCTGAATTAACAAATAATTCGTATTTACGACCTAAATTCATGCGTGAGAATGTAGCATTACCATCAATAATCATTTCAGCTCTGACACCATTAGCATCGTAAGGCATCAAGTGGTCTGGGCGTACTGTACAGATAACACCTTTCCTTTGTGTTCCGTAGTAGTCGTTAATTACTACGCGCTCTATTACAGAGCAGCTGCAGCTTTCACTGCAGAGCAGACTATATCTCCGTAATCTTTAAAAGACTACGCTCTCCGTTTCTCGCACACTAGTGCAATACTGGGTGGTCTAATCCCGATTAGTCGTTGAACGTGCTACTGGTGTAAGATAATTACACCAGTAAATTCGCTGCGGATTGCCCATTGTAACATCCTTGTCTCTTTTACTGTACCTAGGTTAATTACTCCTAGCCGTCAACTACATTGCTGTGCTGACTTAGTGTACAAGGCTCTTAGGGGATTCCCGTCAATTAGAAGAGAAGCGCCGAGTATCAGTCCTTAGACATATCTCGACGGGCAATTTTAAAATGCCAACCATTAAAATCTTTACCTGTTTTAATCCTGTTCTTAATAACACTTCTATCTACACTAAAATGTCTAGCACATTCACGAAGTGATTTGAACTGAATTGTTTCATTTTCTTTAGTAGCACTAATTGGCTTCAATGCTGTTCTAAATGGTGAAGTAGGTATTTCTTTTTCGTAGGAGTCAAGTAAAACCACTGATATATTAGGTCTTCTTTCTTTCAAGACCGCTATCAGTACTCTGGCATTATTAGTAATATTCCAGAGCTTGTATTTCTTGATAAAATCTCTTACACCAAAGGTCTCTTCGGATACACCATTTTCATCGGTCACGATAAACCAGTATCTGTTAGGTGCTACCTTTTCAGTGCGGTTCTCGTAAAACCAGGGACTGGTGTCTTTCAAGTCTTTTATTTCCCACTCATCATTACCATGCAACCTTCCAAACATCTTAAGAAATAACGTATTAGAGCCAGCTACGCACCCTATACCTAGGAATTTAAGAGCATCAGCTTGACTGTGAAATATCATTATCTTCCCAGACTGCCAATGTCTCATTTTCACTGGTCTATTATCTTTCCTAAGACCCATTCTAACTGCATGTCTATTATTCTCAGAATAAGTCACCCATTCTAAGTTTTCAGCATTATTGTTTAAAGGATTACCATCACGATGATTTACTACTCTACGTTCTTTGGTTTTCCCTTTACAAAATGCTAATGCTACTAAACGATGTACTGGTGTGTAATACTTATTTGGGTTATTTCGTTCTGGTAAGTATACGTAATACCTATCGCCCCATTTCTTTTGTAAGTATTCTTTACCGTTAGCAAAGATTCTACCATCTTTACTAGCATATACATCGATAAAACCAGGTACTTCTTTTAATTCAGTTGTCATTTCAGACTCCCATGTGATTATTTCATAGAAACCACATGTGGGTCTAAAAACTACCACCATTAGTGTCAGTCAGTTTTCCACCTATTCCTGGAATATGACAATACTCAATAGTAAACTCAATACGCCATTCATCTAACGGTTTCTTGCGATAGAGCATCTCTATCTTGTCATTTACCTTGTGCGTACGGAACTCACCAATAATTGCAATAGCTTCCAATATCCAGCGATGCAACTCTGGTGTCAGCTTAAAATGCTCTTTGTGCGTCTTAGCTTTCTCACGATAAAACTGTACTAGCTCTGAGTAGAACCTACGTCTAGCTTTGTCGTATTTGAGTGGTTGTTCAGCCATTACTGCATCTGTACCACCACAGCTATTATTGACGTCATGATAGATACGGATATCTACTACTCTACCACCTCTACCTGCTGCGTATACACATTCATCAAAGGTAATGTCTGGATAGTTACAAGCTACAGCTGACTGCTCAATACCAGCTAACTCTTCATCGTACTCTCTGAGAGCCATTAGCATACCGGCATGTTGGCCTTTTGGATGCAGGTATTCACCAATATCAGGAAACGGTTTATAGATGTTTTCATCACCGTAAAGATTGATAGGAAACTTGTCTTTACCGTAAGAGACAGAACGTTTTTCGTAGGTACGATAACCAAATGCTTCTAGTGCTGACTCTGAGATTACAATAGCATCTTCTGCTACCTCAGGTATAGACATGAAAGCTACATTGGTATTGCGTCCGTAGCAGTAAGCACCGTCTTCTTTTACAGCATTAGAATCCATGAAGACAGTACCTTCGGCTATGTATTCGCCTTCTCTGAGCTTAGACATACCGGCCATGGGTTTATAAGCAAAACCGTAGTAGTGATAATGGTAATGGTAGTCGGTAATCTCTACACAGCCGTATTCACCATTCTCATTCTCGTAAATCATGAGAGTAAGTGGTGAATGCGGGATGTTGTCGTAACCCATTGTCATGGGATAGAGCTTGAGTACTTTTACTACACGTCCGTTTTCAGGCATCTTGATATTGAATGTGTATTTACCATACTCACGTTCCATGCCTGTTTGTACACGACGCTCGGTAGGTGCAGCTATAGAGAGGGTCTGCCCTAGGTGTCCTGCAAACATGTATTTACGACCTGATGAGTTTGCACCATCCCATGGATTGAGACAGGACAGAGACATCAGTTCTGGATGTATCTGATTAGGATTGTTTTGTGGGTTATTCATTGCTTTATTCCTTTAATTGGGTAAATGGAAAAAGTATATAGTCCGTATAGACTACGATAGTCTGTATAGACTACAAGGTAATAATAAGTGACTGTAATACAGTAGTGTCTCTATGACTTTATTTTGACAGGAGACTGGATTGTGGATATTGCTTTGATGATGGATAGACTAGAGTCTACTAACTATTACGATGCTGGTTTCAGACAAGTAATAGAAGACCATTTAGGTGCTATCAAAAATGGTAGTACTGAAATGGTAGTTACTCCACATGCACAAGCCAAGTATGATGGTAATCTCTACGGATTGCTAGCTGAATTTAGTAGCATGAGTATTGATTACTTTTGGATAGTGATGCGTTGTAATGACTTTGTCTCTCCTAGGGATTACCGCTTAGGCATGAGTGTACTGCTAGTACCTAATGAGGATTATATCCGTACGTTGTACAACACTTACATTACGTTTAAGAAATAGGCAAAAGAAAAGAGGAGTAGCATTTAGCTACTCCTCTGGCTATGCCGTTTTAATCAGAGATTAAAACGACTCTACAGGACAAGCCTAGCGGTTGTCCTGTACTGCCGTGCAGATATAAGTCTTGCTTAGCATAGCTAGTTTGCTCTACCCTCTGATTGGATAACCGTATTCGCCAATTACCTGACCCATTGCGTTAACAGGTCGACCTTGGTGATTGTAGCCTACAATAGCGTTACCAGCCGGCATTGCTTGTGCGGCACTGAGTGCTGCTGGGTTGTTAGCAGCAATCATGCTGAATACACTATTAGGAGCAGCATGAGCTACTGGCTGTGGTGCTACTACAGGTTGTGGTTGTACTGGTTGCTGTGCTTGTACCGGCATCCACACTACCTGTCCATTTTGTACCATCTGTACACAGGGTACACCATTAATCATGGTTACCTGCTGCGCTGGCTGAGACTGCGCCATGGGAGGTTGTGGAACTGGTTGTACTGCTTGAGCCTGTTGTACGGGTACCCACACCCATTGACCATTCTGATTGACTTGTACACAGGGTACACCATTAATCATGGTTACCTGTTGTGCTTGTGGCTGTGCCATAGGCTGCTGTACTACTGGTGCAGCAGCTACAGGAGCTGTAGTTACAATAGGTCTGCCGTAGATGTCTACCTGTTGTGGAGCTACAGGTTGTTTTACAGTCCAGCGTTCACGTGGTGGTTCGGTAATGCTCATGGTTTTACTTTCTTCTTTAGGTTCGGTAGACTCTGTAACAGCTTCTGTGGCTACAGGCTCGTCAAAGTCTTTGAGTGGTTTATTGAATGCTGAGACTTTATTAGCCTTAGCCTTTTTCTCTGCTACTGTATCACCTGTAGCTGTAGTGAGGTCGTCTTCATTAGTCACGCTAGGAATAGTGCGAATCTCTACTGCATAGTCGCTAGCGTTCTTAATGTGTTTGTACCAATCAGTACGGAAGTGAAATGCATTATACTCGTCAGTACCTTTTTCAAAGAAGAGTGATACTACTTTGTTGAGGTCTTTGACTAGCTTGTAAACAGAGAGCATCAGTGCTTCTACAGTAGGTGCCGTAGTAGTATTGACACCTACTGAATACGCATCTTCATCTGTCTCATTAGCACGTGGTAGGATAGCTTCTAACAGTGCAATAGCATTGACTACGTCTTGTTTACGCAGCTTAGTGTGCTGTACTGTGTACTTACCTGACTCTAGTGCTGCTTTCAGCTCATTGAGTAATGGGAAATCCACAATACAACCACGGATATGCTTATTACCGTTTAATACTGCTGAACGCTTAATAGAGAGGCGTACAAAGTTAGTAGAAGCATCAGCAATATCCATGTTACTGATAAGCTTAACGATGTTAAGCTCTGTTTTATCATCAGACTTGTCTACACCTGTGATGTAATGTGTCTGTGAATGGTCAAGCTTAGCTTGTAGTTCAGTAGAAGATGCAATATGTGCTAGCTGACCTAAGAGAGCCGCTACAGTCAAGTTAATCCGCATGTTAAGTGCTGTACGGAAACGCGACATGGCTGTAGTCTCACCTTTCATGATATTTTCAGCCATGGGGTGGAACATGACACGATTGCTAAAGTCACCCACCATCTGTTGTTGACGTGTAGGAATCACTAGACGCTTACCACTGATAAGAGTAGGTTCTTCCTTACCAGTGAGTACAGTAGAGACAGCACCATCTTCAGATACAGTAAAACCTGCTGTCTGTAAGAGTGCTTCGTAGAGTTGTAAAAGCTTCATGATGAAAAGTCCTTATTTAGAGAGTGTTTAAAAGCCTGTATTATCCTGTACTACAAAACTGTGCTGCTCTGTAGGCATGGATACAGGTTGCCAATTCTGTTGAGGTACAGACAAACCTGAAGCTGTATCAGCTGCAATAATACCTTCTTGATACATATCCCCTACACCCAAGTTAGAGAGCAAGGTATTAAACTGCTGACTGATATCGTAGACACGATTATTATTCATCGTAGTCACAGGTGTGAGTGTAGCATCAGCAAAGCTTGGCATGCAGTAGTCAATGAACGGACCACCATTTACTGAGATGCGGAATACAGATTCACCCATTAGGTCTACCGTAGCTACAAATGAGTATTGCATTTGATTATTGTAGCTAATGTCACGTACTACGATGTGGTCAATATTAGTAATCAGAGTACGAGCTGGTACGGTCAAGTTTTGATTAGCAAAAGACTTGATGTCTTGTAACGTAGTCTCTGGAATACCATTGACAGTGGAGTTATGCGATACGATAATAGCTTTCACTAATCCTAAATCCATCATCAGAGATGGAATGGATTGTGAAAGGATAGTAGCGTATTGTGTCTCGATAGTCACATCACCCCAATCTGCAGTTTGACCAATTTGATGCACTGTAGCGCGTTCAGCTGGTTTCAAGTGAATGATTTTCTTAACATGAGTCACATTAGGGTCAATGTTCATCAAGTCACGAATCGTAAATGCTGAAGTCTGTGTACCTGCTAATGAACGTAACTTAGACAAGAATGCATCTTGAATAATAGCATCATCACGCACGTAACCCATGGCTGAGTTAGAGATGTCGTCTACCGTACCCATCATGTCATTGTTAGCTGCAAGAAAACCATTAATCATGGTACTAGTGTAAGTAGCACCTAGATTGTTCTTACGTCTAGAGAGTACTGGTTCATTGCTAGTCATGATACGTGCATCAATCAGATTACTACCTGATAGATTCAATGACTCACGCTCTAGACTAGTAGACATTACTTGGAAGAGGTCTTGTGGTCTGAGGTGAAAGCTAGGTGCTGTATTGTAGATGTTGTTTCTACCAGGTTGCCAGTTGTTATCATCTAAGACTTGAGACGAACCTGTTACAGTACGTGTCTGTGACAAACCATTAGCTGTAGCAATTACACTAGTACGTAGAGTAGAGATGCTGTTTACAAAGAAACGCATTTGCTCGTCAATAGCGTTAGTCTGTGTACTAATACCATCGTACTCAGTATAACCCAAGATATTTTCCTGGTGTAGTAAATCGTACTTTTCGTACTCTACTTGTAGGAAGAAACGAAAGCGTTTTTGACTCCAACCATTAGGAATAATGATTTGTGACTCTGGTGCTACTTCAGGACGGAAGAACTGACTACTAATACCAGCTAGGGTAGAGCTAGCAATAGTAGGTGCGTCCTGAATAGTGTTCTTGAGTAAGTCCATGGTGTCAGCACGTACGTCCATGGTATACGGACGCAAGAACTGCTGGTTATAAGTACCAGTCTCAATAATGACTAATTGAGTGATACGCATGTTTTTGGTTTTACCCGCATTAGAAAGCGGTTGTACGGGGTAGTTCATCTTTCAGCCTTTCATTAATGTCTACCAGAAAACGAGCTAGTTCTACTTTGAGGTCAGTCTGTTGGCGATACAAACCGTCTTGCTCGAGATAAGGTAGATGGGTGAGTAGGTGGGGTGGGAGTAGAGTAATCCAGTCATTACGACAGAAATACTTGAAGAAGATGTCCAAGATGTTAGCACCCATCTTCACTTGACGCTTAGCTTGTTTGCCTGTGAGCCGTCTAGTGTAGGGATAGAATGACTCTAAGCGTTCCATCAATTCGTTGGATACTTTCATTGGTTCATCTGGTGTAATATAACCTGTCTCAGCTGGCGCTGGGTAAGCTAGTACTAATAATGCTAATTGCTGAAAACCTCTTTGCCAGAGTACTGCTGAGGTAATAGCTAACGCATTTAGTAGATACATCTTCTCTAGTCTAGGAAAGAACCTAGCATGGATGCTAGTAGAGAGTGTATACTGAGCTACTAATACCTGTCCATCTGAGATGATGTAAGGCATCAGTTGACTAGCTGCTTCTAGGAAGTGCTGTAGTAGTGTAGGGTCTAGGTCAGACTGCACGCTTTGACCTACAGCTAAGCATTGCTCTTGTGCCGTCAGTAGATGTTCGATTACAGCTACTCTACCTACAGGCAAATCAATCTTAGACTTGTAGCTCTCTAGGATTGATAGCTTACCTTCTTCACCACCAGAGTCATTCTCTAACACTTTATTATTGAGTCTGCCTTTAAATGAACTAGGTCCATTGTTAATCTTAGTACCTAGATACGAATAGACAGCTTTGATTAGATTGGTATCAGGCTTACGCATAGCTAAGTCTGAGAATACTAAACGTCTTAGCATGGCTACGCTTAATAACCAATCAGGATATTGGCTACTACCGATACCTGCTACAATAGCTGGTGCAATAATACCTTCACCTTTCTCAATAATGGCAGCTTCTAGATTACCGTCTACAAATTCTTTCAGCCTAAGAAATGGTCTAGACTCTTTTACCCAAGTGTTCATCAGCATCTGATAAGCATTGTACTCTTTCCAGACTGTACCTACTTCATTCTCTACGTATCTGATATACTCACCCCAGACTATGCCTAGTGGTCTAATACAGAGCGCTAGGATAATCAATTGACGATAATCCTCTTTTACATAAGTGCGCTCACGTGTACCGATTAAGTCACTAGTAGTAGGGTCAAATACATCAATGATATCTGCCGGTATAGGCATGTGAATGTTGTTGCGAATAAAGAAGTCCATGTCTTCGAATGAATGCAACTCCATTAAGAGAATAGCCTGCTGTGTGAATACTGCTTGTAACTCATCGAAACTCAATCTATCATCCAGTGCTTGACGCATGGCTTTAAAGCAATTGAAGATGGCTGTCTGCTTATCAGGTCTAGCTGCATGCCAGTAGCGATTGAGCTCAGCTAATGGGTCAATGAGTATCGATGACTGGTCAGTACCGAAGTTATCACCATTTACATTTTCAAAGAAGCTAATGTCAAAAGTAATAGTCTCTTCATTGTGGCTGAGTTCAATATCTGCTACAGGAGCTCTAATTAATTGTCCTTGCATTTGTATTGTCCTTAAATTAAATGTGTTTGCAAACGCATCGTTTACACAATGCAAAAATATAATGTGTGTGTAAAAAAGAATAGAGTTAGACTATACGAGGCATACCTAGAGGAGTAGCTAAATGCTACTCCTCTGTCTATGCTGTGTGTGTTTTAATTAGAAAACGTCATCAAAGTCTTGTGCTTGACTTGATGATTGGTTTGAGTTGTTATTACTGCTTCCTCCATTGTTGCTAGATTCTTCAGGTTCGTACATCTTAACCAGCAATACAGGTACTACATGCTCAATAGCCCAAAGGTAGCTCTGAGCTGCTAGTTTAGAATGCTCAGCATCAGACAGTGGGCTACCGTCACGATTTACGTATTTACGTAAGCGGTTGTTAGAGAAGTAGAACTTGATGTTAGGACGTCCTTGTTTAGTACTAGCTAATGCAATCCAGACTTTACCATCAGCATCTTTACCCATTAAGAGTTTAGTAGATACATACTCACCGTCAGGCTTTTTGTTAGTCCATTTGGTAACGTAAATATCCATGATGGGTGCTTTATACTCAGTACCATCTGGTTGAGAGATGGTATTGCGTAGTGTCTGTGCAAACATGCCAATAGACAAGAAGTCTAGTGAGGCTTTGATTGACTTGTCAGCATCAGATACGACATTAGTCCAGACAGTAATGTCAAGACAAGCTGGGTCGTTCTTACGTCCAGTGACAAAGTTGAAGACCATGTTAGCCCATTTGTCGTCTGAGTTTTTAGCATAGAGCTGGAGTGGTTTAATAGAGAGTGCAGTTTTCTCAGTACTGCGGTTTGGGTAGTTAGCCATTTTGTAATCTCCTGCAGGGATGATTGGTTAAAAGAAAGGAAGTGTAATACTGCTACGCTTCTATTAGATAAGCTCTAGTGGTAAGCGTATAAGCTTAAATATATTACACCTAGTGAGTAAACAGATACTAGAGTTGTAGATAGAGAGTCTTCTCCATTGGGTTGAGTAGTGAGTCTAATGAGTATTTCACTTTATCGTCAGTAGTCAGGTAAGTCCAATTATAACGCTTAGCTAACGCTAATAGGTCTTCTCTAAACTTCTGATTCATGGGTGAAAATGACTCTTTATCACCGAAAATTTGTAGAAACTTCTCGGTAAAAGGTATACGATTGATGCCTTCTGTCTTATTACCATTGAAAAACTTAGTGTACCAGAGAGAGCGGTCTTTGATTACACCTGTATGTGACTCTAATAGAAGTAAAGACTTAAACTCTGTGTAAACTAAGAGGTCAATAGGAAAGTGTGTCAGGATAATGCCTCTGAGATTCTTCTCTTTGACTTTAATCTTGAGTTTGAAATGCTCTACCGTATACTGAGTAGTAGGATTAAGCTTGAAATGACCTAAGACACTAGCTATAGTTTTCACAGACATGCCTTCGTACTGTGCTTGTAGCTTAGTGTGCTGCTTACGGATAAGCGCATGTCGGTATTTAGTCAAGTCCATATCGGAAGCGTAGTAGACTACTCTTACAGGGGCTACTAGCTCAGCTATAGTAGCCATCTCTGAATAGAGTGCTTCTTCTACTTCATGCGCATATAGCTGGTGTCTTTGTGGTGTGGGTACTGCACCATGTATGTTTCTGACTAGGGTACGTAGGTTGACGTAGAGTACGTCTGTATCCTGTAGTGGCGGTAGCTTGTGCTTGATTTCATCGTGGGTATTAGTCAAGCTCTCTATAGCTAGGGAGGTGGCTATAGAGAGTGGATACTTACCTAATGCTCTGTTGTGTATTTCAGACATGATTTAATGTCTCCTGTAATAACTGACTAGCTAGAGCTGTATCTACTTCTTCGTATTGCTCAGATAACTCTTGCATGAGTTTGTCATGTAGACTGTCTCTATTTAGCACTATTGCTGTATACTGGTGTGATAGTACATCAGATACAGTAACAGTGTTAGGTCTATCTTCTTTGTCTACCTTAGATTTAGACCAGACTACATCTGAATAAGTACGAGTGAGTTCTGATAGATGCTCTGCTATTGGGTGGTTCTCTGGATAACGCAGTCTTACTTTAGCGTACTGTGGTAATGACTTAATGGTGTCGTCTATGTGTAAGAGTGCTTCTTCTACTGATAAGTTAGTCAAATCTAATGTGACATATCTTTCAGCCTCTGTGTTTTCAATAAAGACTGTATTGACCTTACCCTTTGGTGTAATAGTAAAGCGTATATAGCCTTTAGGTTCTTCTTCATTGTGGCGTAGCCTATCGAAGCTACCTGGTACAATTACTTTACCATTACGCTTGTGTACATGGTCATGCCCTATTACGATTAAGTAATTAACAAATGACTCGTACTCAATTTGATTGTGTAATGGTAATCTGTCCTGTAAGTGTGAAGGTACCTGAAACTCAAACATGCCGTGCATGATAGCTAGGTCTACTGATTGTAAGCCTTTAGTGGCTAGTAATTCTTTTACTTCAGCTAATGTAACAGCAGTAGATTCATCCCATTCATCTGGTACGTAAAGTACGTAGAAGTTATGCGATTCTTCGTAGTCTATTGCTAGCTTATCGTAATAACGTACATCAGCATTGATTTGGTTGTCATGATTGATTTGCATGAAAAGGTAGTTCTGCTTCCAGTCATGACTAGGTGTACCTTCTAGTACTCTGAGCTTTATATCGTGTAATTTACAGAACTGTAATAACCACGCTATAAAGGACTGTATCAGTTTAGTACCATCTTCAGGTAGAGTCAGTAAATGGTCAAAGAAGTCGCCTGGTATAAAGATAAAGTCAGGTTTATCCTCTAAGAGTGAATTTACATGCTCTTTGAGTCTGGTAATGATATTAGCTGTAGGAGTAGTCTTGTGTCCAGTATGTACATCAGAAAACGCTACAGCTTTTAAGACTTTAGACAGCATAATGCTAAGCCCAGTCAAAGTCTACATTAGGGTCATCAGTAAAGCTAGTGTCTTTACTGTTAATAGTACTAGATTCTGTAGTCTCGGTAGGCTTAGCCAGCTTAGTATTATCGCCAGTACGTAAGTACTCCATTACACCATCCACATCTGGAAAAGGAATAGGTCTACCGTAATACTCGTAGATACGATTCCATCTCTCAGCGTAAGCAATAGTCTTTTGCTCTACACCTACAGCCTGTAGTCTGTCTTTAATCTCTTCAATCAAGATACGGTCAGCTTGATTAGGAGCTCTGTCTCTTAATGAGGCTACTACATGCCAAACATGTAATAGACGATGCTCTTTACCTGTTTCATCACGATGTAATCCCATGGGGTCAGTAATACGTAATACGTCTCTGTCAAAATACGGAGGAACCTCCATGATTACATTACCAGCATCATCTACAATGTCTACTGCTTGAAACACATTACCTGATATACTCAACCAATGGGTAATATTGACAGTAGGATACTTTCTATTCTCGTCACCAGCAAACCAAGGTAAAAATACTTCTCGAAACATGAGGTAATGTACTTTAGGTTTAGCTTCTTGCTCGGCTTTAGCCATAGCTGCTTGAAACTCAGGCTTCATCTCTTCAAATGCTAGATAAGCTTCATTAGCTGATTGTTGTGCTAATAACTCAGCCTGCTCCTGTACAGGCATCTTTTCAAATTCTGTACTCATTGTTTACTCCCGTAATTTACTTCATCTACTACTACTTTAAATACACTATCTACTTCTCTGAACTGACGTACTACATTAGTCAATGTATTATCATCACCTTTAATGGTAATAGAGATGCGTATATCAGCTCTACCTGTTATGCGATATACATCCGGATTATCAATCTGTACATTAATGACTACTGTATCAAAGTGGTCATTAAAGTCCACTAATAGAGCTTCTTGTAAAGCTTCACAAAAGCCATCAGGGTCATTTGAATGCTCAGCTAGAATAGACTGTACACTCTTGACACGTCTACGCATCAGCCAAGACTGACTGGGCATGGCTTCAAAGAAGTTAGCTAAAATAAAGTCTACTTTCTCAGATACGTTGTCTTTAATCCAACCACGTACTGTAAAAGTAGCTACTGGTCTAGGGTCACTCATGTATACGCTCCTTATTAAAAAGAAAAAATAAGAGAATTGCTCAATATCATAATGCATGACATAATTCGTACTGACAAGCAGTACTCATTGAGCCTGGACCTTACAGGTCTAGCATTACTCGTCTAGACAAGCTAGACTCGTAGCGCTAAGCGTATCTTCGATACGCGCAGCATGCATAGCCAAGCAGAGCTTGTCTCTGCGCGGCATAGGCAGAGCAGGTACTATAAAAGTACCTGCTCCATTCACGGTCTATTATAATCTACTACTCATAGCTTGCTACAAGTAGCCTCCTACAGGACTAGTCGGGTCTACTGTACCTGCTTTAATGATAGCTTTCATAGCGTCCCAAGTAGACAGAATATCCACTTGTTCATCTATTTCTAGCTGTGGTTCGTCTTCAGCTAATTCAGCTTCCAGCATGTAATGCGGTACCTCATAGCCAGCTAACTCGCCATCTTCATCATACACGAATTCCAGTATACCATCTTTCACCATGCGATAGTCTTTGTGCGTATCACCTATATCTTCACCATGTACATTCTGATATACATCAGCATAACCATCTAGCTGCTGTTTCAGATACATAGCTCGTACAGTAGGCTCAGCCATAATCCAGCGCTGCATAACTAAGCCAGCTTGCTGCATCTCCTCAGCCTGATACATGTGTCGTACTACCTCATGTAGCGTATTGTCCTCTACCTGTCCTAGCATAGAGCGTATACGCATCTGAGCCTCTGGTGATACATATCTGTCGTACGCACTCTGTGCTGTAGTCAGAAACAAGTCTTTAGCCTGTCCTACTAGATTAGCAGCACTCTGTGTCAGCTGTTGATACTGCTGAGTCAGAAAGTTTAGTGTACCAGGATGTGCCTGCCCAAAGACCATAGCGTCAAAGGCATCTACTCCTCCAAACATATCTCTACCTCCTATCAGGCTGGTAGAATGATTTTAGGAGCATTATTAGCTACTGCTTCAAAATTACCTTTAGTCAACTGCTGTAACTGCTGACGAATGCCGTATACAGACAGATATACAGATTGCATAGTACCACGACGTAATAACTCAATATCCTCAGCTGAAAGTCCAGATAAAGACGTATGTACTAGCTCCTCTTCAGCTTTAGCAATGAGGATAGACAAGTCATTAATCACATCCTCAAACTGCTTAAAGTACTGACCAGCTACAGGATGTGAATACTCATCAGGATGAGCAATCTTGTACTTATTAAAATCTTCGATGAGCTGGTCTGTGTCTTTCTTAGCCTGCTCTTCGAGTGTCTCTAAGGCAATAGTCATCAATGCCTGAGAGACGAAAAACTCTTGTGGTATACCGAAGGCTTGAATAGCCTCTACCATGCCTGGAGTACTCTCCAGACGTTTTAATGTTTCTTCAATCAAGATAGTCATTTTAATTTACCTTTCATTGGGTAAGGTTTAGGGAAAAGGGTATTAGATTGTCTAGATGCATTAATGAAACATCGTCTGCATCTTCACTAATTTGCTAGGGTCTGCCTGATTATGCTCAGGGTCATGCATGTAGTTAGACAGTGTAGCAATAGTGGGTTTAGGAATCCACACATGACTAGATACTTCAAATGGCGCATTTAAAGTAAAGCCATTAATGTGCGGTGCAAGCCTCAACGCTGCGCGCGTCATCTTGTTATCCAGAGTCATTGAGCTGGACATCTGGTCCCCATCTCTATCTAAATTCTACTATAAGATAAGCTACCGATAGCATAAACTATCAGTAGTTGAGATTATAGTAGAAAAGGGACTATATCTTCATCAACAGCATTACCTGTATTGCTCTGTACAGCTTGTGACTGTACGTACGAGTGCTAGTGCTAGTAGCAATGCCTCCTGTTTCGAGGGTGTCTCACGACATTACCCTAATGGTTAGCTAAACCAATAGTCTCTGAACGTTCATCCATTGAACTATTTTAATCAATGGACGCTTCGCTGCGGATTGACAAAAGCTAATACGTTTTCACTGTGCTGATTTGGTTCATTACCCTATCAGTACTTGTCTCTATTACTAGGACAAGGTAGTAGTAAAAGCTGTAATGTGTTTCCCGCAATTAAGGAGGTTTTAGGACTCCAATGGTTTTATAACTTCACCTGTTTTCGCCTTCTCGAATGTGAATGACCAGCCATCACGTTTTCTATTTGGTACTCTCTTCTCTGATACTGCTCTAAGAGTGCGAGGATATACCTTAGTGTATTCGGCAGCTTCTCTGATATTATCAAATACAGCTTTTGTGCCGTCATCGTGAATAGCTGTTATTTTTACAGCTGGCGGTCTTCTTTGAGAACTCATTACTCTTTCTATTTCGATACTAGTAGGTTCTCTCCAAGCAGTCAGTTTTGATTTCTCTTGGAACTGTAGTCCTGGATAAAATAAACGTTGCCCGCTAGTCATCCGATGAATCATGGTTTTGTAGTTTATACCGAAGTATAGGGCGGCGTCCCTTATCGAGGGATGAGTCAGTACTTCTCCAGTAAAGATATTTCTACTGCAGATTTCTACTGCTGCATCTTCGCCATGCATCATTGTTTTTGACCCATGTTCTATTGGTGTAAGCCACTGTAGGTTTTCTACTCTGTTGTCAAGCTTGTTGTGGTTGATGTGGTCTACTACTAGGTCTTCCACAATGCCTGCTACAGGTATAAACGTCATCGCTATCATTCGATGCATGATAGAAAGTTTTCTATTGCCTGATTCATCGAAGATTCTGGTTTTTAAATATCCGGAATCTATATTACCTTCACGTTCTTTTCCTGTAAGGGAATCTACTAGCTTAAGGTCTTTAGTGAGTGAGTATCTGGTAAAATACGGAACTATATACGTACCAGGATGTCGTGCTGACTCTATTGGTAGGTATTTAGGCTTCCAGTACAGATTGGAAGGATGTACATTATTCGGATTATTATCCTTAAAAATAACAGTGAAATCTTTCCAATTGGGAAGTGGCGCATGTAGTGGTTTGAAAGTGTGGGCCATCAGCTCTGCTACTGAGTAATGACGATTACCATCAATCCAGTCTAGCTCTACTGTGTCAGTAGGAGAACTAGCCAATATTTCACCAGTGTATTTTAGCTTCACTACACCTTTAATGGTTATCAAAAGAGAAGGATTAGCAAACGGCACGGTTAATTCCGTGATGTCTGTAATGTATTCAGGTTTCATGTTTGTTACCTTTACAAAGTAGTTAAAAAGACTGTCCTAGTATTAGGACATAATGTCTAGACATTATGTAAAGATAAACTGTTAATGCATTTTAAAGTCCAAGTTAAACGGTGTTACTGCTAAGATTGACGTGGACACCGTATCATCCGTTACGTCAGTCTTGACTCTAGTAGCAAAGAGTAGCTCTGTACTACCAGGACCCATTACTGGGTTGCGGGTATGTATTACACCTATTCCACCGAAAGGTGATTCGGAGATTAGCTCTTTGAATAGTTCATCTAAGAGAGGATGGTATTCTAGAGCATAGGTGTTGAGAAAGTTGGTAGCTTTTACCTCTGAGAAACCTCGCTTAAATAGCTTGTTCATCAGATGTATTTCTAACAATGATACTGCCAGACCCCATGGCAGATATATCTCATTGTAGCGGTGTGGCTCCGTGATTGATGAAATCACGGCACGAGACGCCCAGTGTGAGCGTGTACCGAATATGTGCTTACGCCAGATACCTTCTTTCTTAGAGTTGATGCGTATATTAGCATCGTAGTACTCTGTGAGTAGGTCTAGGGCTTTTACTAGTCTACGCTCTTTAGTAGCTTGTGAGGCTGTAGAGGTAGGTAGGTCTATACCGGTGAGTGTGCGTGCTGCGTCTACTACTGCATCCATTAGAGGGTCACGGTACCGTCCTGAATCGTTTTCCTCAATTACCATGAGACTACGGTTAGGTAGTGGTAGGTAATGGGTGAAGATTTCATTACGGAAGCGTGCTAGTACGTCTAGTAGTGGCTGATAGTCAGCTACTGACTTACCCGAGCGTCTGGTGTGAGGGGATTCGATTAATTTAGCAATGATGAAATCGAAGTTCTGGACGAAGTAGTTCCAACCCCTACCTGTAATGCCTTGGTCTTGTATCTTGCTGATAGTGTCATGTGCCTTAGCTACTGCTTTAGCAGCCGGCTTATAGCTAGTATCAGCAATATAACGAATCACTTCAAAGTTGTTACGATTGAAGTAGTCGTTTAGTAAGTACCAGACTTTAGGATTAATGAAAGGTGCTACACCCTTAGGTGCTCTGAGCCAGACAATTGGTTGGATATTCTGCTCCATGCGTCTGACTACCTTAGTACCACAGTTGGGACAGACTGCGTCTATGAGGTAAGCTTTCTTGAGTCGCGTACATTCACACGACGGTATATTGGTGTAAATGTCACCAGCTACATTGTAGAGCAGATTGTTGATTTCTTTCTTCTGTTTTTCAGAAGAATCATCTAGGTCATTCATGACTATCACAGTAGATGAAGCTGCTTGCATGAAGCCCTGCTCTAGGTTCTCTAGTTTGAGTGAACTACCCATTTAGTACTCCTATTTGAGAGGTGGTTGAAGAAAAGTAAATACTATTAATCAAAGTATCTACTGCTATTGTAGTAGTATAATGTAAGTCTGTAAAAATATAATACTAATAAGACAAAAAATAAAGTACAGCAGTACAGCGTACCTACAAGAGGTACTCTGTAGCGCCGTACGAGACTCTGATGAGTACGGCATAAGCCCAGGGTAGCTTTATAGGCTACCCTGGGGAATATGCTACGCTCGTCGAGACTCGCTTAGCGGGTCTTCGACCTGCTGTGTTTATACTACTTTAACTAACTTAACCTGGGCTATCAGCCTTGGTAGAATGTAGCACCATTCACATAGCCAGTGAAGTGGCTAGGACTAGCGCTGAACACTGTACCGGCATTGTTAGACTGATACAGACCAGTCATCATAGGCTGCATTACAAATGGTGCAGAAGCAAAGCCTGCTACTGCACGTACGTCAGTAGTAGCTTCAGTGTAAGGCAACTCAGGAGACATAGTCATGCCACATGCTTTAGCAGCTTCTTTCAACGCGTACAAGAATTCACCTGAGAATACTACACGACGCATGTATTGCGTATAAGTAGGTGAGAGGTTGTCAATGATTTGTTTGCGTTTTTGCATCCGAATCAATTGAGGTACTTGCATTTTGTTGTAAGAGTCAGACCAAGCACGTACTACGTTCATGTCGCTATCGCCAAACATGTTGAGCACGGTCAGGTAGTCTACGTCACGGATATCAGCTTTCTCACGGTCTTCGTCAAGGTAGTAACCGGCATGGATGCGACCACCCCAGTCTTCTACGATTTTAGCACCTTCTTTAAAGTATTTGCTGAAGTGACCATTGAGCAGGTTGTCGGCAGCATCTTTGATTTGCTGAATAGCTGCTTGGTTACCGTTAGCTGCTGCTACGAGTACAGAGTACTGCCAAGTAGCGCTACCACATTCAGGTACGTCCATCGCCATTACAGGACCTTTACAAACCGTTTCCATCCATGCTTTGTGCACACCCATGGTGTAGGTTTCTTTGTCGATGTCTTTGGTACGCTCAGGTTTCTCGTTAGGGTTAGTCTCAGCTGAAATATCAAAACCGATAGCTGAGATATCGTTGAGCTGGCGTTTTTGTTTGCCTTTAGCTACGCCCTTACGTGGGTAGTTACCGAAAGTCCAGTTGTTGTTTTCCAACAAGAGGGCGGGACCTAAGAGACCCATCAGTTGAGCTTCCATGGATTGCAGGTTGTAGCTTTGTACGCTAGTCAGCACAAACACAGGTACGTACATTTTGGGTACAGGAGGTTGGGTTTGTACAGCTACCAATTGACCATTGATGTTTTGGTAAGTAGTAGCTGGCATAGGTTGACCAGGCTCTTTAGCCCAAGCGAAATCGATGTAACCACAAGCACGAGACATGGGTGATGATACGGAGCGGTTAAGAGACTGTGTGTCGTCTTTCTTGCGGCTACGCGCTACCAAGTCTACCAAGATGTCGGCACGTACAGGCAAACCATCTACACCTGTTACACGGTCAAAGTTGCGACGTGCTACTACAGCCAAGTAAGCGTCTTTACGAGCTGCTGCAATGTTGAGACGTTTAGCATTGTAGCGGAAGTCTACGATTTGACGGATAGCTGCAGTACCTGAGCAGTAGATAGCCCAGAGGTGATTTTTAGACTTCACATCGAATGAAGCTGGGATCACTTCAGCTGAGGTTTCTAGTACTGGTGAGTTAGGATAACGCAATTTGATTTCGCGCAATACCAAATCACGTACTACAGCGTCGTAGGCGTCTGATGCTAAAGGCATGATTTCTACGTTTTCGTGGTCTACTACTTTAGTGGTAATCTCCAGAGGAGTACCAGTAGCTTCTACCAAGTAGAAGTGGTAAGCCACAGGGGCTTCTTGCAGAGCTGTGATGCGTGCCGCTAATACTACTACAGAGTAGCAGAGGTCTTGGTAGTTGTTGTTATCCAGGACGAATGTCTCGATTTCCCAGCCTTTAGGTGGTGTAGCAGAGAAGCCTTCGAACGCTTCACGAATAGCAGTTACAATCTCAGATGAAGGATTAGTATCCAAGGTGAAGTCAGATACGGCACCCAGGTTCAGCCAAGAGAATGTACCGTCAGAGTGTTGTTGAATGCCAGGAGCACCGCCTGCACCCAAAGGTGCTGTTTGACCCACAGTAGTGGCATTAGATAGGTTTGGCTGATTTACGCCGTTGTTTGTTGAAATGGCCATTTCTTTATTCCTTAAAGTTAGGTTAATGAATAAGACTAGAGTAAGAGGCCTCTTAACACTAATCCATTTACGAACGATGATACTATTACTAGCACACCAAGTAGATAATAAGGGATTGTAAAAAGTTGGAATACGTCCCTGTACTAATGTGCTGTAGCTAGTGTACGCCACTGTACACTAGCTTAATAGCTAGTGTACGCAACATACTCCTAATACCTCTAGCCGAAGCTAGAGGTTGTCAGCAGTATCTGCTATACAATAAGGGTAGTACGGTATTCTGATACTAGATAGAACGTAGTCTGGGACCAGGATTACGATATGATTAATGTATATTGAGGATAGAAAAACATGTTTAGCTTGTTTGAATTAAAGAATGGATTTGAGGTCACTACTCGTCTGTCTAATGATTGGTTAAACGTAAAGACTGGTTTGAAACTAGAACTAGAGAAAGTAATGCAATATTACAAGCAGCATGTATACGCAGTAGCTAGTGACCATCTCTTAGTACAACTACTAGGTAATATCAACATACCTACACATATCAGCTTAGAAAGATACATGCTGAATCTAGATGTAAGATGTAATGACCTGACTCGCGTATTTGGTTTTACTAGTAGTGTGTATCGTGGTAAAGTACATTACGATAATTTCTTTTTTGGTAGTACTGAATTAATACTGGTAGATGATAGCTTGTTTGATGAAAAAGAGGTGTATGATAATTGGAGAGATGTGGTAGCTATAGAGGTGATTAGACATCCTGTTACTACATTACAGCTGTCTTTACCTAATGGTAGAAATAACAGTAGTGACAGAGGTATAGCTGCATTGAGTATTAACCTACAAAAGCTAGCTGTGCAGTATAAAGCATTTCGTGATAATGAAGCTAAACTAGCTAAGAGTGTACCTGATTATCAGGAAAAGTCAGTAATGCAGTTTGTACACATGTTTGTATTGCCTAATATGCTGCCTAGTATACTGGATGGTATTGTGTTTAATAGACTGTACTGTGCTAGTATCGGTATGCCGTTTGGTGAGCAATATACTAGACATCCTTTCCATGTAATTGATTGGACTAAGAGACTAGACCGTACATTGGGTTTAGCTTTAGAATACTTACAGCAGTCTAAGACTAGCTTTACAGGGGCTCTAAGGAGTATAGGACTAGTGACTAAAGATAACCTAGAGGAGTATAGTCAATTACCTGACATAGCTAAGACTAGACAGGTCATGTGGGTATTGATAAGCAGTAGACTACCTCTATTGATTTGGCTATTGTGGTTAAATGAAAAGAATGGTAATAGCAGTAATACCAAAGAAGTAAATATACTGAAAAGATATTTTACTCGCGTGAAACAGAATAATCAGATAGTGACACAATTACCTAGTGCCTTTAGAGATGAGTTGTTTGAGGAGATAGGAGCAGTGTCTTATTTGTTAGATATTTAGATTTGAAGTAATGTATATGGCCATAGCCTAGGGATAGCAATTAAGCTATCCCTAGGAGTATGCCGTATTGATAAGTCAATAATAATCCATTGCTAGTCTAGCTACTTTGTCATCCTCTATGTAAAAGCCTAGGCTGGAGAGTATCATGTAATACGTCTTATTGATGTTTTTCACAATACCACGCCAGTCAGCTGCATCTAATACTTCGTCTGGTATACCAGAGGACTTCACTATCTCTTCAGGTATGTAAAACGTAGACAACGCTTTCTTACCTGTTTTCTTCAAATAAGCTCTGCATCTCTCAGCTAGAGCTTGGTCTTCTAATGTATCCAACCAATCATTAATCTTGTTAATTGAATTCAGATTCTCAGACTTGAGTTTTACCATTAGGTAAGGCGGTTCGGTTACTGTACCGTATTTAGGTCCAAATACCTCATTCCAGAATAGATGATACTGATAAGGTGACTTAAGAGCACCTAGTCGATAAGTAGCTAGCTCTTTTACTTTAGAGTAACGACAATAAGTAGGTGAGCCTGACTTAATAGAAGCTACAATAGTACGCTCTGTATCAGCTACTTCTTTTAGTAAGCTAGTAAGCTCTAGTTTCTTACCATGCTTAATTTTATCCATTAGCTCTACCATAGCGTCGTGTGTAGCTCGATTAATCTCTGCTGGTGCATTAGCATTTTTCATGTGCACACCCTTAATCTCTACTTCAGGGTGTTTAAACACATTACCCTCACGTATAGCCATCATTGCCATGTAATGCTTATTAGCATCAGTAGGAATAAAAGGATGAAATTTAAACTCATTCTTCATGGCAATAATCTTCAAGTCTTCAGCTTGTATGCCGAAATTAGCCGACATTAGAGCTAGGATGTGAGTAATAGTCTGCGTAGCAAACATGCAGATTACTCCACCTACCGCATCCGCTTGGGGGTAATTGTAATTGTCATTACCGTACCAGTAAGCCCATTCCTGAGTAGTAAAGATAGTAGAGTCTGTATCACTAGTAATAGCTACACAGCGTACTGACTCAGGAAAATAAGCTAAGCTAGCTGGTACATTAGTAGTAGTGAAAAATACAGAAATGAAATCTCTATACTTGTCTATTACTTCTTCAATGTGTAAAGCAGTAGCTACTACCTTTCTCAAATTAGCATCAGTATCATCTTTAATCTTACTAAAGTCAATACCACGTATCTCTGATTCAAATACTTGTTCTGCTGTTACAAAGAAGTCAGGATGTATTGCCTGATACTCTTTAGTAGCATTTTCCAGATTCTCACCTAGATGAGGCTCAATCAATTCACCAATAAACTCACGCATGAACTCAGGATTACATACACGAATGTAATATAAGTCACCTGTATACACAAATGCTGCACGCTCTATTGGTAATAGCTTCTCTACTAGCTCTTGTATCTCATTGTAGCTATTCTCATCACGCCAATAATTCCAAGCACCTTTTCTAATACATGCCATAGTCTGCTCTACTGTAGGACAGACTAGAGAGTATTTAATCAGTACTGCATTGAGTGCTGTATAGTCCGTGTGGTTAATAACGGAAATGATGTTATTAATTACGATATCAGGATTCCAATAATGACGATTACCAGCTATTAGTTTTTCATTATTAGCATTAGCATAACCACTAGTAGTACGACAGGTCGTAGTCAATACAGCATGTGCTGTAGGGTTCACTAGTGGTGTACTACCAATCGTGTAAGTACCAGATACTGCATTATTAGTCAGTTTGCGGTTAGTCTGTTTCTTGTCATGAATTACATGCAGTGTAACATTACCAGCCATCTGATAAGACTTGGCTAGTTTCTTATCTTTAGAGCGTTTCTGAATGTTGGAATTCATGAAAGCTGGCTGAAAGGATTTCTTTACTGTAGGCTGATAGAACGTATTAAAGTTTGGTGCTATCAAGTCATTATTCTCAATAGCATCAGCTAGAAAAGTACCTAGGGTAGTAACTGCCTTTTGTCGGTCACCATGAACGTCCTGACGCAGTATCAGCATCCTAGGGTCTCTTACTTCAAACTGACCACCAGGTCTCATCTCAGAGCGTATATGCTGCTCTACAGTCTCGTATTCATCACCAGTCATGCGACTGATATACGTAGCTGTGTCTCTGACATAATCACCAAAGAAATCTAGTCTGCGCTTGTATTGACTTATATCATCTAGAAAGAATGGGTTGTGACTAAGCATCTTATTTTACTCCTATTTTAAACTTTATTCATGTTATTTACTTAGATGATACTAGATGAAAAAATAATGAACATAATGGTCTAAAACTACTGTTTACGGCATACTGCCAGGAGAGTCCGAAGACCCTCCTGGTGTATACCTTCCCACAAAGGCTGGTAGACTGACGCCTCGCCAAACGCCTATTCTCTCTACTACCAGCTGCGCCTCCCACAGCGCTATTCATCCAAGATTAACACCCTAATTAATCGAGGATACGTTCACCACTTTAGGCATGAAAGGCTTAATCTAAATACTCGTAAGAGTCTCTAGACTTACCCAATGAAACAGAGATTGATTAATCTCTGCATAGTTCGTACTGACAAACGATACCTGTATCGTCAAGCAGTACTCACTCTGCATAATACTAACTAGTCATGTAATTCAATACTGAAATTACTAAACCCATTAGCAGTCAAAGCTTCCCGCAATAATGATAGTTTGCTAGGAGTAAAATTCTCTAGCTTGACATAACAATTAGTGGCTCTGATTTCTTCTACTGTATCCATCTGTATCCACTGTACAGCAATGATGCGGGTAACACCAGATGGGTGTCGTATCTTGAGATAGTCATAGCTATCAGGGTCATCTGGTGTACCTGCAGGTAAGTACGGATACACCAGAGCATGTAGTGTAGTCACTTTCTCAAATGCCTCAGCTGTAGCACGGCTAAGAATATCTTCTACTACCACATTGGTAAAGTCATTACCTAGTACTACACTAGGATAAATCTTAAATGAATAAGTCTTCTTGCGTTCGAATTTAATATCAGGCATTCAAAAACTCCTCATTTAGCTCTAGTGTCACTAAGCCTTTGCTAGTCACACTAGCAATCTGATACGGAAACACAGCACCTGCCGTAGTATCAATCAGACCTAGGTTAAACATAGCACTCATGACGTGACTAGCTACATGACAAGCCATAGCTTGAAATGGATTATCATCTAGGTAATACAGAGAGACTAAGCTCTCTTTGTTAGCCTCTACTAGCTCTTTGAGCGTAATGTCTGTTTCAGCCTCACTGATAGTGCGTAGCGTAATCAGAATCTCTGAGAGAATTACACGAGCATGCTCTACAGGGTCAGCTTCTAGCTTACGCATATAGGCATACTCTTTGGTCAAGTCTAAGACAATAGACTCAGGATAGTTTAGTTGTTGATGTTGCATATACTGGTACCTCGGTATCGGTCTCCTCTGGATTAGCTGTGCCAGCAGCATCAGCTACCAAAACAATCAAAGTACCTGTATCTGAGACTGATTCAATCTCGTACTGAAAATACCGAGTCTGTTTTTTATCCTCGTCGTAAATCGGTTCTGGGCTCTGTAGTCCCAGTTTGAAAATGGTACTCAGTAGTTCTGACACTATCAGCTGACACAGGTGCTGATGTACCCCGTAGCGTATTTCAGCATTAGGTACGTACTGCTCTAGTAGACTACGGTCAGCATGATAATTGACACGGTAGGTCGAGACAGTCATACGTAGAGTACGGGGTACTAGTGCTGTATCTAGGGTCTTAAACACGCACTCTGCATAGCTACTGATTACAGTCGGTATATCTTTACACTCAGCTTGCTCTAATACTCTAGCTAGAGCAGACAAGTCTACAATCAAACGTTTCATCTTGCTTCCAATCTCAGATAGAGTGCTGTATTAGCTAGTCCTACTAGACGTACGCTAGAGAGTACATGCTCCTCAGGTATACCTAGCAGTCTGTAGACCTGGTGTGCTACAAAGTCCAATACTGACGTGATGTAACAAGAAAGTTCTGTCAGTCTAGTCCCTACAGTGAGAGTAGGGTAATGTTGCTCTAAGTAGGTACTGTAGCGCTGAAAAAGTGAGTACTCATTCTCCGTAAAGAGGTCAGTGACTAGCTGCTGTACTGGTAAGACATGCGAGAAGCTATCTGACTCCTCATGTTTGAATTCAGCAAAGAGACTAGCTAGCTCTATTCGCACTACAGGTGACTGTGTCATCATTCTCCTCCTGAGTAATAGCAGACTACTGCTGACTCACTGTCTTCCAGTAAGCTAATAGTCCTGCAGCACTCTACAGGTGGTCTATAGCTCAAGTCAAACTGAAAAAAATAATTATTCGTCATGCGATAGAGGTCAGCGATAGCTGTGTCCATCGTCAAAGTAGACACAGCTGCGCTGGGATGTAAGTGAGAGAGTAAATGCTTTAAGCGAGTATACTGGAGCTTGTAGTTGCTAGAGTCCAGCATCCAGATACAAGCGTCCAGTAGCTCGTGCAAATTACCATCATCCTCGTCTAGTGACAAATATTCAGCAAAGCTAGTTTTCAGACTAGTAACATCCATGACGAAAGTGATAGGTTCAGTCAACATGACTCAAACCCTTTTCACCAGCTACCCATGCGTAAGTAGTCATCATCTTCCTCTAAACCAGCATCCTCATCTAGCTCGCTAATAGCTGATAAATCCATCTCCTGATGTTTAATCACTCGCCACTCTACTACGCGATAATCCTCTTCAGCTGTAATCGTCAAGACATGACCTTTCAGGCTAACAGCAAAATAGCGATTCTCATTGCATTGAGCTACACGCTGTACTAGTCCAGTCAAACGTCTGTCTAAGACATCAAAAATCTCATTAGTAGCTTCCCAGACTACTTCATTCTCTTCACAGTTCGAATCTTCCATCTCCAACAAAGCTTTCAGTGATAACACGTGCTTGAGGATATCAGTCGAATAAACCAAACTACCTTCACGATGGCGTAGGTAAGTAGCCATTGAGTCTTTGACGTAGTCAATTACCATGTGGTAGATGCCAGTGTGGATTACTGGCTGTGGTACTAGTGAACGTGCTTTAGCAGCTGGTAGTAAGAAATTACCGTTCTTGTTGTACAAGTCACCTAGTACTCGTTTACCAGGCTCTACTGCATGACGGATATTACCTACCATCTGGAATACATCGTCTACTAGATACGAAGCTTCAGATTCACCTACCCGATACAAGCTAGGCGGTAGAGTGAAATTAAAATTCTCATCGTCTTTGAGCTCAGCCATGATGTCAGTAAGCTCAGTCAATTCATCAGTCAGGTCAATGCTGACAGACTGTCCTTCATGCAGTCGTAAGTCAGCTTCTCTTACCTTGTCAGGGTCAAAATGTTCTAGGGTTTTCATGTTTGTTTCTTTCTTTCAGTTTGGGTAATAAAAATCACTACAACAAATACTGGAGCGGTACGCGTTTACAGACTGTCAAAAATCGACATGTCGATTACAGGCTCGTAGAGCGTCTCTAAGGGGCTATTGAGAGTCAGGATGGGTCGTAGTACCAACCACACCCTAAAACGCAATCTGAGAGCTTCTGAGAGCCTTTAAACGCTATTTGCAGTCTTGGTACTAGACCAGTTAGGTTAGCACTAGTCAAAATAGCAGCAGTGCAGGACAAGATTTGTCCTGTAGCGCCGTACGAGACCTGTACGAGTACGACATACATCCAGACGCCGCCCAAAAGCAGCGCCTGTAGTGTTAATTTTGGTAGTTTTTCAAACAAGTTCTTTCTTGTAAGTCCTGTCTCAGACTGGGTTTGTAGTCACAAACCTCTCAAATCGAAATGTATATAATAATGCTCGCGTGCGTGTGCGCGCCCGCGCGCGCGCGAAAGATAGGGGGCTCCGCCCCCTAGAGTATTCCATTCCGACTGCGTCTACATTCCATACTCACACCCCCAGCTACGTATTCTCGCTGGTATAAATCTTCGACTCCGTACTCAGATTTACGCTCGAATACTCCGATTGTCTTCGTCGTAAATCTTTTACTCTTATACTGGCGTATAAGACTAAAATATTTCCTCCTCAGAAGATTAATATATATAGGTTCGGAAATAAATTTTCGACTAATTTTATTAAGCAATTATAAAACAAAATTTCCGAACCAAAATCTTAAAGAAATTTCGAAAAATTACAAAGATTAAAAAATTTAAGAAAAAGAGATTTTGAAGAAATTAGAAAATTGTAATTTTGAGAAATTTAAGTTAAAGAAATATATTTCGAAAAATTCTAGATAAAGAAAAAGTTTTAGAGAAAGAGTTTAGGATAAAAATATTTAGAATTTTGAGAAATGATTAAGGGATTAAAATTGAGCAAACTAACTAGAAAGCGAAAGTGAGGGAGCTAGCTGGCTTTGGAGAGCCAGCCCTAGCTCTAGTAAGCATGAAAAAGTTTGCTCAATGTTAGAGAAGTATTTTCACTAGATGCTTACACAAGTTGCCAAGAAGGCAACAGAAGCATCTAGTGAAAAGAAATGGGAATTTCCTGTTTTTGAGATTAGAAACAGAAATGAAAATATTTTCATCAGAGAGATGAAAAGAGAGTGATTAGCGTCGCAGACAGCACTTTAAGGGTTTTGGCGCCTGGTGGGTTGGGTAGGCTAGTGTCTGTGTTGGAAATAGCGATTGCTGGCGCTAGGAAGCGTTTTAAGGCACTATACAGGGTAGGGGTGGTACTACCGTACCAGGAAGGGGTAGGATGTAATCTGAGAGGCTCCTAGAGCCATTTGCGAATGGGTGGGTGTTTTAGAGGGTAGAGAAAATACGAAGTACAGTAGGAGAAAGAGTAAGAAATGAGCGCAGCATAGACCCTAGGGATAGCAATTAAGCTATCCCTAGGCGTATGCCGCGCACAGCGAGCTATGCTTAGCGTAGCGAGCTATGCCGTGTAGATTTGTCTTACAACACTAAACCATCAGCAGTCATGGAGTCGTCTTTATCCAAGATGCGATTCTCCATGATGCGGCTAGCACGACGGTCTTCCATTTCATCACAGACAGCTTTGAGTCGTTTGTAGTACTGTACTACAGGACCGTCACTAATCACGAAGTAGAGCTGTCCTTTGTTCTCCAAGCTTTTCTTGAGCTGGTCAGGAATGATGCCAGTACAACGATACTCGGTGTAAGTACCAAAGTCAGCTTCTTCTTCCGTAGCAGTGATAGCAGCTACGCTGATTACATTACCCAAGCCTTCAGGTAAGGCACTACTACCTTCGCAGATAGACAGAGCTACGAGCTTAGGAGGTACACTAGTAGCTTTCTCGTAGCGTAGCCAGTTTTCGAGGTCTTTACTGTCTAGCTCACGATTTTGTCCTGAGAAGAGTACTTTCAGGTCATTGACCATGTGCACAATCTGCTTGTTGACTACAGTGCGAGGCTGGTCTTGTTTATTCTCCACGTAGTAGAGCACTACAGGGGCACCAGTCACGCTAGAGACACCTTCAAAGGACTTAAGTGTATTCAAGCTGTTTTGCGCTTCGATGTGAGTGTAGGCACTACCAATCAGCAGTACCACTACAGGCAGACCTTTCTGCAGTAAGTGACGAGCCAATACAGGTGAGAGTGTACTACCACTACCACCACTAGCTGAGCTAACCAAGAGATTGTAGTCACCAGGCTTGAAGCGGTTGATGATGTCAAGAGCTGACTTGCTGATAGCTTCAGCATTCTCAGCACGTACTTTACCACTACCGTCTAGGTCTTTGAGCAGGTAGGTGTTAGCTTCTGTCATTGAAGGATTGCTGTTAGACAAGCTAGTATCCACGTAGGTGATTTGGCTATCAGCAAAGCCTGGTTCTGATTTGCTGAATTCTTCTAGCTGTTGTCCTAGATTGCTACCAGCACCACCTAGGCAGTAGATGTGTAATTTCTTAGCTGTACGTTCCATGTTAATTTTCCTTTCTTGGGAAATTGGTTTACAAAAGGGATAGAGGACTGTGGTCTCAGATACAGAGACTGTCTCAATACGGTAATGAGTGATTGAAATAAATTTAAATCACAAGGGAGTGATTGAAATTACTTTCAATCCCAGTAGAAGCGAATACTACCTCTACAGGCACAGGTGCCTCCACAGGCAGCATGCCTCACAGCAATGACTGTAAGCAGCGCTAAGCGGACCTCTGGTCTACGCAGCCAGTACAGGACAACCACTAGGCTTGTCCTGTAGAGTCGTGTTTATCTTCGATAAAGACGACATTACTCGTACTGACTAGCGATACTCGTAGAGCCGTACTCAGCTCTGATGAGTACGGCATAGGCAGGGGAGGGGACTAAACCACTACCCCGCTGGAATCTGGGTTTTTCCGCT